TGCACTATCAACTGTTTCAGTAATAGTTGTTTTGCAACCATAGAAATATTTTCTAAATCCACTAAATGCCTGCTGGTTAGAAACGGATTTTGTTCCAGCTTGAATACCTTGAACAGTGGCGGGCGCGCCGCTATTATCAAAAGGTTGAGCGCCTGCGGTGTGGGTACAACTTGCATTAAACTGAATTGTAACACCATCTTCAATAGTAATATTTTGGACAGTATGAGGTTCTGCGGTGGAGGCTGCGTCAACGATAGTAGTTGTTGAGCCTTTTAAGTTTTGTTGGAGAGTGTAAGTTTGAAGAGTAACTCCAGTAGCAGGACCATATGTGTATTTGCCAGGATTAAATGTTGGTGTTACAGTAATATTAACTTGAGTTCCGGCTTCTACACTCTTTGTTCCATTCGCGGAAATTGAAATTGAAGGTTGAGTAATAGTTGGTTGAATAATTTTAACAAACATCTGATTTAAGATTGTTTTTAAAGTCGTGTTGGGTTGGAATGTAGTATTTTCTGGAATACCACCAATTTTACCGTTACCCATTGTTTTTAAAGTGTATCCAAGAACAACATTTTCAGTAGTAACTTTTCCGCAAAGAGCAACCCAGTTGGCCGCAGTGGTTGGCCCATTCTCTTTCAGAATATAAGAAATAACAGGATTGCCAATGTCTGTTCTAACAAGAACAGCAATATCTCCCTTTTTAGCGTCTGTTAATTCAACAAGTTTAGAAGCGTCAGTTGCTTCTCCAGTTACATCAACTTGCCATACAGTATTCGCGCCAGTTAGTTCGCTCTTTAAAGCGTACTGATTTGCAGCAACTCCACCTAATTGGTCTGCATTGGTAGCATGGAGAACTGTCATTTCGCCGCCGTTAATTGAAACATCTGTTCCACCTTTTACAATACCAAACTCAGTATTAGTAGCAGTTCCAATATAGCTAGTTCCAAGGTCTACCCACTGAGTTCCATTGTAATTCCACTCATTACCGTCGCCATCAATAATAGTATGACCCGCAATAAGTTGTTTTCCTTCTCCTAGTAATTCTTGAGCTTTTTGAGTTAATTGCTCTTGGTTAGGATTAACTTCATCAATTTTTCCAAGGTAAATAGTCGCGCCAGTTAGTCCATCTAATTTATTTTGGATATTACCGATATTACTATCAATACTATCAAATTTAGTTTTAATAGTACCAGTGGTATCATAATCTTGAGCTTTCTTCGCAGTTTCTTGGACTAAGCTATTTTCATCCAAAGAAGCAATACCACTTGCTTTGCCTTTCTCTGTTGCAATAACTGCTTCTGAATTAACAGTAATAGTAATTACATTAGATTCAGGGTCAATAGAAACAGTACCGGTACTAGAGGTTCCACCAGTATAATCCTTTCCTGCGGCAGAAAGGTCTACACTAAACAAATCTTCTCCAGTTTCATTTTTGAAGATAATAGAATTTGTTAGTTCATCATAAACACCGCTTTTTGAGATTGACTCAATAATAGTGTTTAATTGAGTAGAACTTAATCCGCCAGGAAGACTAAATGTACCTAAGACTTTTGTTGCCATTTAATCACTCCTCTCCTATTTTAGTTGCCAATATGGAAATTTTAATATCAACTGTCGGTCGAACCTTACAGTAAATATTATAGACTGTTTTAGATACATCAGAGTCCATATAAATGTTTTGCATAACACCAGCTTTGGCAATTTCTACGCTGTCTTGCTCTGATACATCAGGGGTTACTTGGATAAAGTAATTACTGTTTAGTTTTGGATTTGAATATTGATAAACTAATTTATCTTCTTCAGTAATCTTTACCCATTTTGATTTAAGAAGTGTGTCTTCAATAATAAAAGAAGTAGCTTCTCCTGTCCCGCCTTTGTTGATTACACTATTATTTAGAATACCAACCAACCGAGGCTCTTTATTTAGAATTCCAGGACAATTCATTGCCATTAGTAAGTCACCTCTGGTAATATTCTAAATACATTTGGGCCTATTACTGTGTTTATTCTTCCGTCAGAAAAAGTTATTTGAACATCATAACTATAATTCCCGAAATCCATAAACTCAGTATCTTCTGAACGGATATGGAATCTTCCATTCTCAAGAGGGATTTGGAGAAGAATAGGGTTATTATCATCAACGTCAGCATCTCTTGATTTTCTAACTGATAAAACAGCAACATCGCCACTTTCAAACTCATAAATATCATAAGGGAAAGTCTGTTGTCTTAATTCTAAATCAAGATATGCGTCATCTCCCCTAGTTATCCAGAGGTCTTTATTTCCTCTAATATCTAACATATACTCCCCTCCCAAATAAAAAAATACACATATCTTCAAAAGATATGTGTATTTAGAAAGTCTTTTGTCTAAATTTTTAGTTAGGTGGGCGCAATAAGTCATTATGGAATTTAGAAGAAACATAATAAGAAGGAGTATTAAATAAAGAATTGTAAGTTAATTTCTCTAAATCCCAGTATGGGACTCTTATTAAAGGAATACCGTTCCTTAAGCAATAAGCATTTTTTCTTCTGTCGTTTTCCTGCATATGCTTAAAATCTGAATAAGAACCAAATTTTTTAACATAATGGAAGTGTTGTTCTCCGTCATATTCAATAAGTTTTATAGGCTGGCCACCAGATAGAATTGCGAAATCAAAACGAAGAAGGACATTTTTATATTTTAAATCAGAAAAACTATACTCTTTTTCATAAGATACGCGAGCAGATTTTAAGAGAGAAGAAATTTTTTCTTCTCCCTTACTCATTTTTATTCTCCTTACTCCTATATTCATCTAATTTTCCGAGAAGATAATCATACTCATCATCTGTAATGCTTTCAAGAAAAATTCTATCTTTACCATAGCAATAACCAAGTAAAGACATAAATTTATTAAGAATTTTGGAAAACTCTCCTATAAAGTTGCACTCCCAGCCTAAATCGGGATAAAGTTGAATTACTTTATCAATTTCAGTAGAAGTGCCGTAATCTAAATCTTCTACTTTAAGTTTAATTCTTACTTTGCCTTCCATTATTATTTCTCCTCTCCAAATACTTTTTCAATAATTTCTTTATTTAAATAATCTTCGGTAAATGTTTGACCTTCATATGGAATTTCTATTAACAAGATATGATTCATATCACAATATTTTCTTTTCATTATATCGTGTTTAATCATATTTTCAGAATAAAATCGTGTTTCTTTATAATGTTGTAGCCCGTTACATTCAACTAAGGCTAATAGTTCTTCGTTTTTATTAAAAATAGCAAAATCAAAACGAAGAACTCTTTTGTCAAATAAATCATTAAAAGAATATTCTTTTTTAAATAATATATTATTTTTGCTCAGAAATCGTTCTATTTGAAGTTCACCGTTTGATTTAATATGTCCGCAACTTTTAGTATGTCCAGTTTTTAATTGGACTAAATCAACAATTACTTCTTTTCCACAAGAACATACGCATTTTACTTTCCTTTGTCTGCTTGCGTTTCTTATTCCAGTATCAGAGATTACTGTTAATTCTCCGTATTGCTTTCCTATTTCTTCTTCAAATTTTTTATTTTGTCTGCTTTTCGCAGCGTCAGAATAAATACATCCACAACTTTTTGTAAGTCCTTTTACTAAATTGGGTCTTCTAACTGAAATAATATTCCCACATTCACATTGACATTTCCATATTGAATCTTTGCTATTTTTCAGTTTTTGAGTTTCAAAATCTCTTTCTAATACAGTAAGTTTTCCGAATTTTTGTCCACTTAAATCTGTGCTAATCATTTTTATCCCTCCAAATCTAAGTGAATTCTAATTCGGAAAACTCCATAATTTTAGCATATTTGGTCAAAAGTACAATCTTTCCAAGACTTGTCTTCTGGATTCCTCCACTCAATGATACGGGCATGACGAAACTTTCCTGTATCACTTTCCATCATCATTGCGTTAAGCTTGACTACTCTGCGCGCCCAGCTAGAATTATCTTCAACAATTCCTCTTTTTACTTCTTCAGTAACATTAGAAATCCAGCCAATCGGAATAACCTCTTCTCCCTTGACTACTCCGATTTCAACAGAACCAGCCCAGCCAAAGAAAGCCCCCTTCGAGATAGGTTCGATGGGCGCGCCACTTTGAAAATCTTCATAGAAAAGACCTTCTTTTTTCTGATTATTCTTCAAGTCAAACCAATACTTCCAGTTCTCTACTTCTTTGCCAGTATACTCCCAAGTGGCTTCTTTATAATTACCAGTTAAGAAACAATCAACCTCTTTATCAAGTTCTTTCTTTACTTTAATTGATTTTCGAGCAGGACGTTTACCAGGTTCATAAATTCCATCTTTTCTCTGAAGAACAACTCCTTCCCAGCCTTGCTCACGGCAATAAGCAATATAATCAAGAAGTTCTTCTCCGACGTAAAACTCGGCACATTTAACAAAAGGACTCTTTTTAAGATATTTTTTATATATCATTTCTAGTACATCAATTCTGTCTTCAAGCATATTATTAACAATTAAGTTTTTATCAAAAGCAAGACAATCAAAGGCGTAGAAAGAAAGTTTATCTCCTTTTTCTTGACGCTGAACTGCTTTTTCTTTCAAACAGCCCATAATAGTTGTAACTTTTCGAGACCCCTCATTGCCATCAAAATAAACTTCTCCAAGAAGAACTGTTCCATTTGGAAGATTATTAAATGCTTCTTTCAAATGAGGAACCCAATCAATTTTATTAGGGTAGCCGCCGTTTACGCTTTCATTGCGAGGACGGAGATAAAGATTTCCCTCTTCATCTTTAATCATCATATCCCATTGTCCATCTACTTTCCGTGAGCCAATATAATCTCCAGAAAAGACAGCATTATTTACTAACTCTTTTAAGTTAATATTTTTTGTTGGTGCCCAATATTTCTCGGCTTCCATATTCCAGAAATCAAATCCACTAATAATAACTTCCATATTAGTCCTCCACTTCTACATAATCAGAAAGAAGAATTCTCGCGCAATCGTAAAAATCCTCACATTTTGAACCATATTGCCTTATGGTTTCCTCAAAGTTCTCTCCATATCCTTCCCAGTTATCTACTCCCCAAAGTTTAAGGGCATCTAACTGAATATCGTTAGCCAATAGTTCAAGTAACTCTCCTTCTGAAATTTTATAATATTTTCCCATAAATTTTCTCCTTTCTTTTTCTAATAATATTATAACACAAAAAAAGGAGTTTGTCAAGACAAAACTCCTATCTTTTTTATAAAATCTGATGCTTTTTTAGTAAGTTCTAATAGTCCTTCGTTATTTTCAATTACGAAATCATATTTATATTGCTCTATATCTCTGTCGGCATGGTTCGATTCAATAGGTTTTACTCTGTTATTTTTAATTAAGAGAGTAATCGCATCAAATCTTTCTTTTAATCGAGCCAACTCTTTTGGCTCTCTACAGTGAACAAATATTGCTTCTGTACCATCTTCTTGCACCTGAAGTATTGTCTTAGAAATATAACTAACAGACAAATCTGAATATTCTGTTGCTAAATCTTTGAGGTCAGAAAGAAACTTTCTACCTTTCTCGTCTTTTTGTTCATTCCATCCTAAAATTTTTGCCGCTTGTTTTATGAGGTCAACAGTTGAAATATTCAAAATTTTATCTTTATCCACCATTCTTTGACAAATTTGAACAAAAGTATCTTTGCCTGCGAGCTAGAGAGGATAGCCATTTATTAAGACTATCTTCATTTACATCATCTCCTTTAAAAATTCCCAATTTAATTTTTATAATTATAATAGGGAATCTCAATTAGTTTAATTTTATTCCGTATAATTCCAGCCATTGTTTAAAAGTTTGAGATTCAAAATATTCATATCCGCCACTATTCTTTTTCTCGTGATTTACTTCTATAAGATTTTTTATAAATGCTTTATCTTTGAAGTATCCTTTGTCATTTACTCGATTTAAAAATTTCCTTATCTTATCTTCTAATTCATTATCTGGATGAGCTAAATAATCAAGTAGAACTTGATAGTAGTTATAAATAAATACAATACCCGCGGACAAACTATTTGGATTTTCTACCTGTTTATCCATTAAAAAATTAAAAGCAAATATCTGCCCATCAATATAACTTGGTAAGCAAGTTACTGCGAAATCCTTATCCTTTCTTGTTAAAGAATTTTTATTATCCACCCATAAAGTAGTTATAGTAGAAGTTCTAAAAATATTTTTTGTTAGCCCAAATGCCATAGTATTAAAAGAACCGTCTTCGTTTAAGCGCACTTTATCAGGAAATCTAATATTATTTTCTTTTAAAAAAGATGCTTTGTAAAGTTTGCCATGCACCCAAGTTATCGCTTCTGTTGAAGGAATAATTTTATCAATGGAGTATTTATTTTGCTGAATAAATGCACTAACTAGAATATCTGGTTTATTCTTATTTGCTTCTCTATTTAATACTTCAATAGCTTGCGGCATTAGCATATCGTCTGCATCAAGAAACATTAAATATTCACACATAGAATTATTATCTATTCCCGCTTGTCTTGCAACACCAGGGCCGCCATTTTCTGTTAATCTTAAATAAGAAATATTCAACTTATCTTCATAATCATTAACTATTTTCAACATATTTTCTTCTGAACAGTCATCTACCACCGTTACCAGAAACCTTGATTGCGTTTGCGCTACCAAAGAATCGAGAGTTTTGGGTAGGGTTTCTGTTGAGTTATAACATGGTATTATTATATTTATCATTAAATACCTCCTTGAGATGCCATTACCGCTAGATGGTCAGCTCTTTCATTCCAGACATTTTCCCCGCTATGTCCTTTAACTTTTACAAAAGTAACTTTATGCTCTTTTTCAAGTTCTCCAAGTCCTTCAAAGAGATTTTCCCATAAATCCTTATTAGCAACAGGTTCTTTCTTAGAATTTATCCATCCATTCTCAAACCATTTTTTATACCATTGTTGATTTATACAGTTACATACATAAGCAGAATCGCTATATATTTCAATATTCTTTTCTGTGTGGGGAACTTTTAGAATTTCAGAAATAGCAATAATAACAGCTTTAATCTCCATTCTTTGATTTGTGCTTTGTTCTTCATGGAAGGTTAGTTCTTTTACTGTATTATTAGAATAGCGAATTACTGCGGCCGCGCCGCCCTTTCCTGGATTTCCACTACATGCTCCATCAGTCCATACCTGAACAGGAAATTGACTTTCTTCAAAAAGCCCATCGAAAAATCCCATAAAAATTCTCCTTTTCTTCATTTATATTATAATTATATCATACTCTTTAAAATAAGTCAAACCTCTTTCCAATAATATCCTGAAGAGCTTTTCCTTTTTCCTTGTAATACTTTTCTTATATTAGATGAATTTCCATTTACTGCGCGGGCAGCTTCTTTCAATGAAGAGAATGTATTTATAATGTTATTATTTTTATCTAATTGAACAACAGCTCTTTTATTTATTTTTAAATTGAAATGCCAAGATAAATCATCTCCTTCATATGCAAAGATAAATCCTTTTACACTTTTAGCTTTATAATGACTAGCACATGACCAAATGCTTGATTGATAGAATCCTTCTCCTAATTGTCTAGCTGCATCATAAGCATTTTCAAATTCAGCTAAAAGTTTTCCGTTTTTGTCATATTGATAAATTTTTAATGAATGACTTGAATTTAAGGGCTTCCCTCCAAATGTTAAATTATATCCGAATTCAGAATTATTAGATTTATAATAAGAAATCCATTTAATTTCTTTTTCATCAAGGTCGTCAACTTTACATTCTTCTAATATTTCAAATATAAAATTATTTTGTCCATACTTTCTAATCGCTTTATGAAAATAAGTATTATATTCTCTAGTTTTTATATTATATGCTGCCCAAAAGTGTTGCTCTCTTCTTAATAAAATATCAATAGATTGACCAACATACTTCTTATTATTTATTTTATTCGTGAAACAATATATCCCAATCATTTTATTACCTCCAATAGAAAAAGGGAGTCATAAGAATAGTAAAGGAAGGGAAGTCAAATCAATGACTTCCCTTGATACTATTCAGCAAGTTCAAATAGAACTTTCTTCTTCATCGTTGCATATCAATATTAGAAAGAACAAACTTCTCAGTATCTTCCTTAATAATTGCACGAAGTTTATTAAATTCTTCATTGAACTCTTCTTCTGAATTAGTATCTAAATCAATGCCGAACTCGTAGTCGATACAGACTTTAACCATAGCCATTATTACCTTTCCTACGGGCGTTCATAACTTTACTTTCTTATTATAGCTTAATTTCTGGCAAAAGTCAAATATCAAACTGGAGAAACTTGACTTTTTTCCAAAATTATTTTATAATTAGTATAGAGTTTTTAGTAAAACCACAATATCTTGTAGGAGGCGCGCGGATGGTTACTTTGTATAGCACTAATTGTCCAAAATGTATGGTATTAAAAGAAAAACTTTATGCCAAGCACATAGATTTTGTTGAGTGCAATGACATTGAAGAAATGAAAGAATTAGGTATGACAGTAGTTCCTGTTTTAAAGGTTAATGATGAGTACCTTGATTTCAAAGCAGCAAACCAATATATTAACCAACAGTAATAGGAGCGATTTAATGCAAATAAATATTCGATTAAACAAAAATTTCACAACTGCATTTAATAAGATGCAGGAAAAGTATGGAGAAGAGTTCGCTAAACTCAACGGTTTTGCGGACGAGCATTTAAGTTATACAGACTTTATTGATAACTTTATTGATTCAGAGACAGTTGCAGACGCAAGTGTAGACGGGAACGCAAATGTTGGAAATAAAGATATGAGAACTTTGATGAATGAAATGCCAAAGCCTCATAGAAAACTTCTCGCGTACAATAAAATATATTATGAATTAAATAAAAAATACGGTTTTAAAACAGCGAACGAGTGGCTTGAAAGAGAATGGACAAAAGCATTATATATGCACGATGCAGATACCTCTACTTTTATCCCCTATTGTTTTGCCTACGACCTAAAAGATTTAGCAGAAAAAGGACTTTTCTTCCTTAATAATTTTAACGCGGAGCCGCCGAAACATCTCTCTACTTTTATTGATTTTGTTAAAGAGTTTATTAGTTTTAATTCTAATAGAACTTCTGGCGCGTGTGGACTTCCTAATTTAATTCCTTATATATATTATTTTTGGAAGAAAGATTGCGAAGCAGGATACGCTACTAAGAATCCTGATTATTATGCTCGTCAACAGATTCAGCGTTTTGTTTATGCTATTAACCAGCCCTATGTAAGAGATGGTATGCAGAGTGCTTTTACTAATGTTTCTGTTTTTGATGGACCTTATCTCGAAGCTCTTTTTGGCGGCGCGAAGTTCCCAGATGGAAGCTATATGATTGATGAACTTGATGAAATTAAAGAGTTTCAAAAACTCTTTATGGAAGAAACATCCGAAATTCGTTCTCATAATATGATGACTTTTCCAGTTTTGACTATTTCTCTTTTAAGAGAAAATGGAAAATTCGCAGATGAAGAGTTTGCACAATGGGGAATTAAACATAATATGAAATGGGCAGACTCAAATCTATTTATTGACAAGAGTGTTACTTCTCTTTCTAACTGTTGCCGCCTTAAATCCAATATTGATGATTTGGGGTACTTTAATAGTATTGGTGGGACAGCGCTTAAAGTAGGTTCAGTAAAAGTTTCTACCGTTAATCTTGCAAGATTGGCTCTTGAAAATCCTACCGAGCAAGATTATCTAATTGCTTTGAAAGAGCTTGTTGAGCTTGACTGTAAAGTTCTTGATGTTGTTCGCCATATTATTAAAAGAAATGTCGAAAAAGGATTACTTCCAAATTTCTCAAAAGGCTTAATTGATTTTGAACATCTTTATTCCACTGTTGGAGTAATTGGTGTTTATGAAACAATGAAAACCTTTGGATATACAAAACAAGATGAGTTTGGTAATACTTATTATACAGATGAAGCTATGAGTTTTGGGGAAAGAATTTTCAAAGTTATTCATCAAACCAAAGACCAATTTGCTCTTGATAAGGATTATAAAATTAACCTTGAACAAGTACCTGGCGAAACCGCGGCAAACAAAATGCAGCAAGCAGACACTCTTCTTTATCCAGAAACAGTTGTAGATGATTTACCACTTTACGGTAATCAGTTTATTCCTCTCGGCATTAAAACTTCTATTCAAGAGAGAGTAAGAATTGCATCTACTTTTGATTCTTATTGCAACGGTGGTTCAATCGCTCATATCAATATTGAATCTCCATTTGATACTTTTGAAAAAGCATGGCAGCTCACAGAATGGATTGCAGACCAAGGTCTTACTTATTTTGCTTTCAATGTAAAAATTCAAGCCTGCAAACATAATCACGCTTTCTTCGGAAGTGTTTGTCCAGAGTGTGGTGGACCCGTTGAAACAGAGTACACAAGAATTGTAGGTTTTTATACTCCAATTAAAACCTGGTCTAAAAATAGAAAAGCAGAGTATAAATTAAGAGAATGGGAGAAAGTCAATAAATGAGGACTTGTCTCAAAATTTTATAACAATCTCCTCATTATTTCACATATTATTAGAAGAAATAATGAGGAGGATTTATTATGGGAAAATTAGTTGATTTAACTGGGAAGAGATTTGATAATTTAACTGTAATAAAAAGAGCTGGTAGTGATAATAATAAAAAAGCTACTTGGTTATGTAAATGTGATTGCGGAAATGAAACAATCGTAAGAGGTAATGATTTAACGCAAGGAAGAGTTCATAGTTGCGGTTGTTTTAAAAGTAACCTTATGTCTAAGGATTTAACAAACCAAAAATTTGGTAAATTGACAGTGATAGAAAAACAAGGAAAAAATATTTCAGGGTCTAATATGTGGCTATGTAAATGTGATTGCGGAGGGCAGATTTTAGTTTCAACAAATCACTTAACGACTGGAAATACTCAATCTTGTGGATGCTTAGTATCAAAAGGGGAATATATTATAACAAATATTTTAAATCAAAATAATATTGACCATATCAAGCAATATTATTTTGAAGATTTATTAAGTAAGAAAGGAGTTCCTCTTAGATTTGATTCTGCAATTTTTAAAAGTAATAAGTTAATTGGATTAATTGAATTTCAAGGATTACAACATTATGAAAATATTTATAATCTCTCTCAAAAAGATTGGGAATATTCACTAGAAAGAGATGAAATGAAAAGAAAGTATTGTAAAGAGAATAATATACAATTAGAAGAGATAACTTGCTTTGAAAATATAGAAAAAAGATTGGAGGAAATTCTTTCTAAATGGGAACTATTAGATTAAAAGGGTTGGTAGAGGAAGATATGTTAAATTACCGCCTCCCTTCAATGTTTTTAGCTACTTGCTTTTGCGATTTTAAATGCGAGAAAGAGGATTTGACAGGAGCTACTTTCTGTCAAAATTCCTCTTTGGCTCGCGCGCCGATTATTGAAACGGAAATAAAAACTTTAATTGATAAATATATAAATAATCCGATTTCAAAAGCGATTGTAGTTGGCGGTATGGAACCTTTCTCTCAATTTGAAGAATTGACAAATTTAATAAAAGAGTTTAGAATATATACTAAAGACCCCTTCGTAATTTATACTGGCTATGATAGTAATGAAATTTGCGAGCAAGTAGAAAGTCTTATTCCTTATGGGAATATAATTGTAAAATACGGCAGGTATAAATGTAATAATCCTGGTAGATATGATGAAGTATTGGGAATTCATCTTGCTAGTGATAATCAATATGCTTGTTACTACGGGAGGTTCTTCGATGAAAATGCAAATAAAAGTTAATCCAGATACTCAGAAAGCAAAAGAGATACGAGAAAAAGTAAAAGAGAATGATGGTTATTGTCCCTGTTCTCTTTTTAAAAATGAAGATACAAAGTGTCCTTGTAAAGAATTTTTAAATAGCCAAGAACTTGGAGAGTGCCATTGCGGACTATACATTAAAGTAGAAGTATAAGGGAGCTTTAAGCTCCCTTGACTTTTTTCAAAAATAATGATATAATATAAATAAAGAAAGGGTGATAGAAATGGATAAGAGAATGTTTAAGAAAAGCCCCGAAGAGTTGCAGATGTATATGCACTTTAAGAAAAGGCACGGGATGAGTAAAATTAAAAAAGGTAAAGGTTCGTATACGCGCAAGCAAAAGCATCGTGAAAAATTTGACTTTCCTGCTTGCGCGTAGTATAATAGATTTATACGATAAATGCTCGTTTAGCTCAGTTGGTAGAGCAATCGGCTTACATCCGATAGGTCGGCAGTTCAAGTCTGTCAACGAGTACCAAAGGAGTTTCTATGATAAAATTTTTTATAAACCGTGAATCAATACTTTCTCATAAATACCGATTAAGTGGTATTTCTATTGACTATCGGAAATATCTTAATCTTAATCACCAAGAACAGATAATATTTGAAAGTCGCTTAATGGAAATGACTCCGGCGCAGTATCTTAGATATTTACGAGATGAAAAAGGTGCTAAGTTATATATTGTAGCAAATACCTATATAACTTATTATTTTGAAAACTCAAAGCAATTAGACATACATTTGACAGAATTGAATAATAGATTTCTTAAATTTTTGACAAAAGCTGAATAAAATGGTATAATAAATATATTAAAGAAAAACGATTAAAGGAGAAATGTGAAATGAACACTAAAATGTCTATTCATCGCGCACTCGGAGAGATTAAGCTGTATGATAAGAAAATTGTTGACCTGCTGGACAAGGATTTTGTTCTTGCCTCTAAAAAGAGAATCGCAAAAGTTCACGGTATCGACATTGAGAAATATAAAGAAGAGATGAAGTCTAATCTCCAGTCTCTTCGCGCACTTATGCGCAATCGTCAGGTGTTGAAGTCTGCTATCGCCAAGTCTAATGAGGAAACTTTTGTGACTATCGGTGGCGTTGAGATGACTGTTCTTGATGCTATTGAGCGTAAAAACTTTATGAATATGTGTATGTCTGTTGTGAACACGCTGAAAGCGCAGTTCAATCGTGCTGACCGTGAGGTTCGTATGTACGAGGATAATCTTCAGACCAACCTCGAAAACTACATTAAGAACACCACAAAAGAGCTTAACAACAAAGACCTTATTGACTCTTTAACAGAGTCTTATAAGAACCTCAATGAGGTTGTTTTGCTTGACCCCAGCAATCTGCGCGCGGTCATTGAGGAAATGACCAAAGAGAATGACCAGTTCAATACAGAGGTAGACTATGTCCTATCTGAGTCTAACTCTAATACCTTTATCGAGGTTGACCTCGAAGGGTAATTAACTTAACCACAATGGTATTCAGTCGAAAACCTAAAACCTAGTTCCGTTCTCATTATACGATAATAATGAATTTACGCCTCACCTTTGAGGCTCCAGACCGTTAATCTGGTTAAAAGAAGATTGGGATTGCCTCCCGATTACTTATAATAGATAAGTATTACAAATGTTCTTAAAGATTAAAGGTTAAAGTTCAAAGGTTAAACTTTAAAGTTTATTAAAGTGTCTAAAGCGTAAAGATGGAAAGAGAAGGGCACAATATTTAACAGATACATTTGTATATACTTGTAAAATATTGGTGTGCCCAAAGACTAAATAAGATAAAATCCTTGATTTAAGGTTTCTCGGATTGAATTAGTGGCCGATAGGTTGTCCTCAAGGCTGACTGGATACCATTCCTATAAGGGGAGAGCTTCTTCGGAAGCTCTCCTTTCGTTATATTGACAAAATTCCTATTCTATGCTATAATTATTATAGAAAGTGAGGGAATAATATGTTTTTTTCTAAGACAAAGGAAATTGAAAAATTAAAGGAGCAAATATATTCTCTTGAACAAGAATTGCAGTATAAAAATTCAAATTTAAGACAAACTTTGCTTTACTTAGAGGGAAAAGATTCTGTAATAGAAAATCTAAATGATTCAATAAGTACCTATAAGAAACAAAGTGAAGAATATAAAGAAAAATATGAAGAATTAAAAGAAAAATATGCTGAAGCTGTTGCGGTGAATTATACTCTTATTCAAAAAATGGAAGGAATGGAGAAAAAAGAATGGCTAAATTAAGCGAAGAAAAAATTGCTGAAATACGTCGTGTATATAGTGAACTGGGCACTTATTCTGGAACAGCAAAAGCAATTGGATGTTCTCCTGCGACTGTGAAGAAATATACTCAAGAAGAATATACTCCAGACCCTACTGTAAGAGTTCCTTTTAATGGGAAACTCCCTCCAGTGGAAGAATTAAACTGGCCGACTGAAGAAGAGATTGGAAATATGGCAAGATTAACAGAAGCAGAATTGGAAGAAATTAAAGAATTATGGAAGGAGCTTTAATATGACAATGAGATATTTTAAGGTAATTGAAGCTCCTTATGACAATAACCATTTTATTATTTCTGGAACAGATGCTTATTATAATTATTTCAAATGGACAGATGGTTCTTATAATGTTTTTAACGCAAGAATCATGGGTTTAACATATGCCTCTTATTTGCGAATGGCAAGAGATATTTACGGAGCTGTATTAAAAGGAAAAGGTCATAAATATCCTTCTGCATATTTTAATAGTAAAGCTGAGGGAGAAAAACTTGCAAAAGTATTAGATGAGAGACTTTCCTACCTTATTAAGCATAGTAAATAAGAGGGTTATCCCTCTTATTTTTTTATATTTTAATATTAAAATCCCCACTTTGAATTGATGGAGGGGATGCAAATGACCGAGATACCTCGTTTTATAGAAACCTTCCTTGGTGCGCCATTACAGCTTGTGATAATTCTATTATTTTTCGGAGTGTTTTTGTTCTGGTTTGTCAAAGAAAGACCTAAATCGGTTCAAAATCAAAATAATTTAATTAACAGTATCCTAGAAGAGAGTCGTCAAGCTAAGGAAGCCAGCGAGAAGGAAAAGGAAAGTTTCTTTAAAATTATGGACGATTATCGTGTTCAGAACGAGAGAGTTTCAGCACTATATGATAAGGCTCTCGAAAACAGCACTAGAGCTATTGAAAACAACACAGAAGTTATTAAAAATCAAAACACACACGCACAATTAACAAATCAGGCTTTAGCAACTTTAAATGATTCAGTGTTAAGAGCAGAGGATAAATTAGAAAGTATTAACGATTCTCAGCAACAATTAGTCAATAAAGTTCACGAAGCAATTATTATCCATCACGGAAAAACTAGTGATTAAAGGAGGGTATTAAATGACAGAAGTAATTAGTGTACTTATGGTACTCGCGGGTTTAGCTTTTCTTCTTCAAGTAGTTCTTGAAAGGGTAAAAACTATCATTCCTGTATTGGGCGGCACATATTCTTTCTCTGTTAAAGGAGTTAAATTTGATGTATCGCCTATGCAATTTATTTCTTTAGCTTGTGGAATCGGGCTTATGTTTGCAATCGGTCAGCCAATCTCCTTATTTGGCGCGCTTGGGTATGAAGTTCCAACAGCAGTAAATCATGTTGTTAATGGTATTTTGGTCAGCGGTGGCGCAGGATATATTTACGATGTAATTCACAAAATTGAAAAGAAAGACGCCAATCAAGAAGAGCTGGTTTAACCAGCTCTTTTTTTTTATTGACTTTTTTCAAATATAATGATATAATTATTATAGAGTTCGGAAAGGAGAATAAATATGGAAACAAAGATTTTTCACGGAGACCCTAAAATGGTCCAAACAGAAATGAATGATTTTCTTAAACAGGGCGGAATAAATCTTATTGATGTTCAAATGTCTACCTGTTCCATTGGACAGGCGGTTTCTCGTTCTCTAACAACCGTTCTTATTTTGTTTGAAAGGAGAAAATAAAGTTCCAAAGATTGACGAAAATATTGTAGTCAATTTTAGGAAAAATCACTTCTTATTGTAAGGAGTGATAAAAATGGGGCAAATTTATAAAATAACAAATTTAATAAATAACAAAATATATATTGGATTAACAACAAAGAATTGTAATATAAGATGGAGAGAACATATTGATGAAAGCAAGAGGAATCTCCATAAAGAATTATATAAAGCAATTCGAGACTTTGGAGAAGAAAATTTTAGCTTAGAAGTCGTTGAAGAAATCGAAAACGAAGAATGCTTATGGGAACGGGAAGAATACTGGATACAGTATTATGATTGTATTTTCCCTAATGGATATAATATGAATAGAGGAGGACAATTAGGAAGACATTATAATTATAAAGAAATAATTGATTACTATTTATCTAAAGATTATATTAGTATAACTGATTTGGCAAAACATTTCAATATTCACAGAGAAACTGCGGCGAAAGCTCTTCATTCATATGGAATTGAGCCATTATCAAATGGAAAATCAACTGGGAAAAAGAAAGCAGTTCCTATTTATCAATATGATAAAAATGGAAAGTTTTTAAAAGAGTATGAATCTACAATAGCTGCTGCCAGGGCGCTAGGAAAAGAAAATAGCAGTTCAACGCTAACAAAAGTTTCTGACAAAAGAGGCAGAAGTGCTTGGGGATTTTTGTGGAGTAAATACAGAAAGGAGAACTTTTTTGATGGAATATAAAGGTTATCAGCACATCGAAAGATTAGGAACATCAGAAGTAGAAGGAATTTTAGAGGGAGAATGTTGGGTTTACCCCAAGTTGGATGGTACCAATGGTCAGGCTTATTGTTTGGATGGACAAATCTATGTGGGAAGCCGCAAGAGGTTTATTACTCCAGAAGACGATAATGCAGGCTGCGCGAAAGCTATCCTTGCGAATGAAAATATTTGCAACTATCTAAAAGACCATGTTGGTCATCATCTTTTCTTTGAGTGGCTCGTTCCACATACTATTAAGAACTATGAAGTAGATGCTTGGAGAAAACCTTATGTCTTTGATGTCGCTGTTGAGACAGAGGGAAGTTTTGTTTATCTTCCCTACGAGGTTTATGCGCCGTTGCTTAAAAGCTATGGAATTACTGTAATTGAGCCTATGGACCATCTTTTTAATCCAACTACTGAGCAGCTAATGGCTCTTCTTGAAAATAATCATTATCTTATGCAAGGTGATGAGATTGGAGAAGGTATCGTAATTAAAAATTATGGATACCGAAATCGTTATGGTCGCCAGACTTGGGCGAAGATTGTTCGTGCGGAGTTTCATAAGAAAAAAGGAACTCCGAAGCCAAAGACAATTGGACTAAGCGAAACTGAGCAAGCTATTGTTGACAAATATGTAACAGAAGCGGTCGTGCAGAAAGAGAAAGCAAAAATCGAGAATGAAGTTGGAATCTGGGAATCTAAACATATTGGTAGGCTTTTATCTACTGTATGGCATACTCTTTTAACAGAAGAAGCCTATCATTTTGTTAAAGCATTTAAAAATCCAACTATTAACTTTAAGGAGCTGAATCGTCTATGCAACGAAAAGACGAAAGAGATTTTAGGAATTTAAAAGTAGTTATCTTAAATTCCAGTCTTAGTTCTGATACTCACAAAATAGCTTCTTGGTTTATTAGAAATGGTTTTTCAGTTTTTTATTCTAATGACTGGACAATAAAAGTGTATGGGGATGTTTCTATTTTACAGGAATGTTTAGCAAATTGTCCCTGCTCAGTAAGCCTTATAAAAGTAAGGAATAAAAGATTTTATGAAAATATTTATTAAAAGGAGAAAAGGAATATGGGTTGGTTAATTTTAACTTTGTTTTTGACAGTCGCGGCGATGGTTGGTCTTGGCTTTGGGATTGAAAAAGTCCAGAAATCTTATGGAGAAGATAAGAGAATGTTCTGGTCTTTAAAAAGAAAAAGAGTGATTCTTTGCGTTCTTGTTCCCGTTATTGCTTGCTTAATTGGCTCTTTTAGCATTATCCCTACTGGATACACAGGAGTAAAAACAACTTTTGGGCAGATTAGTGAAAATACTTTGCCTGCAGGTTTGAATTTTAAAGCTCCTTTCTTTCAATCTATTGAAAAAGTAAATAATAAGCAGCAAGATATTTATTTTGAAAATCAAATTTGGGGTGAATCATCTGAGCGAACCGCAGTATATGGCGCGCAGATTACTGTGTCATACCAAATCAACCCTGATAAGTCTGCTTGGATTTATGCTAATGTAGCAGATTATACAAAAAATTTAATTCCAAATGATTTAATTGCATCTGCTGTAAAGTCAGCTATGGTGCAGCTTGATTCTGCAAAGGTCACACAGCGTACTTCTATTGAACCTCTTGCCCGTGATATGGTAACAAAAGCTCTAAATGAAAAGTACGGAGAAAATGTAATTACAGTTCTGAAAGTGACAATTAACGATATGGATTTTGAAGAGTCCTATAAAACTGCTATTGCAAATAAGCAAATTGCAGCTATGGAAAAAGAGAAACAAGATATTGAAAATCAAAAAGCAGTAGAAAAAGCTGCCGCAGATAAAAAAGTTAAAGAAACAAATGCAGAAGCAGAAGCTAATGCCACAATTACCAAGGCAGAAGCGCAAGCAAAAGCAAATGATTTATTGCAGGAATCTTTGACTGATGATGTACTATATCAAAAATGGCTGGAGAAGTGGGATGGCAAATTGCCAGAGGTAGCAGGTGGAGATGCGTCTGTAATTATTGGAGACCTTACTGGACAAACTCCTAAGGAATAAGAAAAACGGAAGCTCCGAAAGGAGCTTCTTTTTTATTGACTTTTATTAAATAGTGTGATATAATATAAATATAAGGAGTGAAAATATATGATTAAAATTGTGAATAAAAATATTGTAAAAGCTGAAGAGTCGGTTATCGCGCATCAGGTTAATTGTAAAGGAGTTATGGGTTCTGGTGTAGCAAGAGCAATTCGCAATAAATTTCCAGAAGTATATGACGAATATAGAAAATTTTTATCAAATACCAATGATGTTCTCGGATGTGTGCAGTATGTTGTAATTCCGAGAGAAAAGAAAATTATTGTGAATCTTTTTGCTCAAGATAACTATGGCTATGATAAGCAATATACTGATTATGACGCCCTTGAAAGTTGTTTTTTAAATCTTGCCCATAAAAGTCTTGTGCCTATTGCTATGCCTTATAAAATAGGTTGTGGACGCGGTGGTGGAGATTGGGATAATGTCGTTTTTCCTATGATAGATAAAATTTTTACAGGAAGAACTGTTGTTCTTTACAAAATGTAAAGAGTGCGATATAATAATATTATTGATTGAAAGGAGAATTTATATGTTTGAAATGAATTCTAAGTATGGAGTAGTAAAAGTATTTGCTACCACAATAGAAGATGAAGCTATCGGACAGATAACTGAAATGGCTAATTCTCCTTTAGGAGAAAATGCTCATATTAGAATTATGCCTGATGCTCATGCGGGCGCAGGATGTACAATAGGAACTACTATGAAGATTACAGATAAAGTATGCCCAAATCTTATCGGAGTAGATATTGGATGCGGGGTAGACCTTATGGTTTTGCAAGGAGAAATTGATGAAAGACTACCAGAATTGGATAAAATTATTAGAGAGAATATTCCTTATGGCATGAATGTTCATGAGAAGCAACAGCTTCCAGAAGCATATTTTTCTGATAATCTCTTTTGTTGGAATAAATTAGACCAAAGAACAAAAGAAACTGCGGTTCGTTCTTTAGGGACTTTAGGCGGAGGAAATCATTTTATTGAAGCCTATGGAGATGGAACTACTGGGGCGATTGCTGTTCACTCTGGCTCTCGTAATATTGGATATAAAGTTGCTGCTTATTATCAGAAATTAGCAGAAAAACAGCTTGAACAAAAAGTAAAAGTAGATTTTCAAAAGATACTCCAAGATGTTGCTCCTACTGAAAGAGAATCTTTTATTAGGGCTTATAAGGAAGTAAATCCATCTGTTAAGAAAGATTTGGCTTTCTTGACAGGAGAAGATATGGAAAATTATCTTCACGATATGTGTTTTATGCAAAATTTTGCTATTATGAATAGATTAACAATGTTATCTACTATTAGAGCTAATCTTGGAGAAAAATCTATTCAAATAATTTCATCTACTCATAACTATATTTCTGACAATAACATTCTTCGTAAAGGCGCGATTTCTGCTCAAAGAGGAGAGCTTTTAGTTATACCTCTTAATATGCGTGATGGTATCCTTGTTTGTCGAGGATTAGGTAATGAGGATTGGAATTATTCTGCTCCTCACGGAGCTGGTAGACTTTACTCTCGTTCTAAAGCGAAAGAGTTATTCTCAGTTGAGGATTATAAAATGTCAATGGAGGGTATTTATACAACTTGTGTAAATGCTTCTACTCTTGACGAGGCTCCTTTCGCTTATAAGGAAGCAAGAGAGATTGAGGAAGCTATTAAGCCAACTGTTATTATTGAAGACCGGATGATACCTATTTATAATTTTAAAGCTAATTAAAGGAGAAGATTATTATGAAAAAGAGAATTGTTGCTGGAATTTTAGCTCTTGCTATGATGGTAGGTCTTTGTGCTTGTGGAAATAAAGATATATGGGATACTAATTTTACATATAATAAAGCTGTGATTGCGTGGCCGGATGGAACCACTAGAACTGTTGAGGTTAAACAGTGGAAAGATTATGAAGGAGAACAAATCCAAATTATTGCAAAAGATGGAACCGTCTATTTGGTCAGTTCTTATAATTGTATTTTAATAAAAGGAGAGTAATTATGTTTGAACTTTATTTTCGGCGCTCTAATGGAGAAGATAAGTTTTTGGCAAATTGTGAAAATATGCCAGAAATAAATAGAATGATTAAGAATTTTCTTGACGAGCATAATTATAAATCTTATTATTCTCGTATGTGGATTTCTGCGCCTGGGCATCTTAAAATTGATGTAGGAAGTCACACAGAGTTTTTTATTGTAAAAGGCGCAGTTGAAGGACTTTTAACTACTTTAATGTCGGAGGAAGAGTAATGGGAAGATATAGAATTGAGTTAGTCACTATGAGTGACTGTAATGATTTTGTTCAAGCTGTCTCTGGGTGCAATGGAAAAGTTGTTTTGGAGAGTGGAGATGGTTTTAGAGTAAATGCGCAAAGCCTTATTGGAGCTATGGCTGCTACCGAATGGGATAATCTTTATTGTGCTTCTGATTGCGATATTTACTCAAAGATTAGCAGGTGGATTGTAAATGAATAAGATAGATTGTTTTGATGGAGAATTTGCGTTTTTAAGCAACTTTTATCCTTGCGAAATCTATGATAAAGATGGCTTACGCTACGATAGCGTAGAAGCCGCATTTCAAGCTCAAAAGACAACTGTTGCAAATGAAAGAAATATGTTTACTATGCTGAATCCTTCTCAAGCAAAGAAATTGGGAAGGAAGGTTGCTCTGCGCGCAGATTGGGACGATATTAAAGATTCTATAATGGAAGGATTTGTTCGGCAGAAATTTTCAATTTCTCCCTTAAAAGAGAAATTGCTTTCTACTGGCGACGCAATTCTTATTGAAGGAAATTATTGGAAAGACCATTATTGGGGTGTTTGTAAAGGTATAGGTCAAAATAAACTTGGGAATATTCTTATGAAGGTTAGAGAAGAGTTAAAATCTTGACTTTTCTTGAAAATTTTGATATACTTATTAGAAAGGGGTATTTTATCCCTTTCTTTAATTTGGAGGTTTTAGCAATGCTTATGCAGATAATCGCCGCGATTATACTTTTCTGCATAATAGTATTACTATTTTTTGGAACCTCTAGGTCGCCGCAGCAATCCACAAATTGCACATACTGTAAGTATTTCGATGTCAAAACTCAGAAATGTACTAATAAAGAATCTTATTTCTATTCATGTGCTCGAAATGAGTCTGACAGTCCGTGCGAAAAATGGAGGTATTTTTATGATGGACGAACCACAGCTTTTTATTCTTAACTTTCTCAACACTTCTGCGCGGGAAGTAAATGAAAGTTAAGAAACTTAAAGGAATTATAGCTTTCCTTTGTATTGGCATTGTTTTAGTTGTTTTACTTTATGTTGATAGCATGACACGCTATCCTCAGGTGAAAGAAATCACCACAGAAAAAGAAATTATTGTAGAAGTTGAGAAAGAAGTCGTATCAGAAGTATATATTGAAGTGGAACCAAAAAACCACTACAATATCACGAATGTAGAGAGAGAAATGATAGCACGACTATTATACCGAGAAGCCGGAGCGGCGAGTTTAGAATGCCAAAAAATGGTAGTATCTGTTATATTTAATAGGTATGATGCCGCGGAAGAGGGAACTTCCCTCTCTGATATTGTTTATGCAAAAGGGCAATTTACACCAGCGTCTCTTTTGTATAGAACTACACCGACAGAGCGAAACTACGAAGCGGTGGATTATGTTGTGAAGAACGGTAGTGTTCTTCCTTCGTATGTTCGGTTTTTTAGAGCCGATTATCATTTTAATTGGAGTGGTTATGTGGGTTACACTTCATTAGATGGTACTTACTTTGGTTATTTAACCAGAGATAAAAATGATTGACTTTTTTATAATTGTGTGATATAATAATTATAGAAAATGAGAAAAGGAGATATTTTATGAACGAAGATATTTTGACTGGATTCGGGTTAGATGATAATTCTCGTCTGGAATTTAATAAAGAAACTGGAGAATTTACTCTTAGGGGTAAAGCAGAAAAGGGAAGTTACTCTTATGGAATATTGGAACAGGCTTATCGTATGCAAAATTTAAGCGATAAGTTGGATAATGGGACTCTTGAGGAAGATGATATTGATGATGTTCTTTCAGCCTTGAAAGGTATTCTTGCTGGTGCACGAGCAATCCCTCAGAACAAATCCTCATTTTCTATTCCTTCTTTCCTTGATGAAGATGAAAGATTCATTATGGAAGATGTCAAAACTCTTGATGAACATGAATGGGTAAGACAATCAAAAGATGAAGGTATGAAAGTTCATGTTTATGCCGAGTGTCAGAATTATAATGATTTTGATACTAAAAAGATAGTAAATCTTTTTCTAAAAGAGGACTCTGGGAAAACGCTTGAGAGTTTAAGTACAAAAGATAAATTCTTTTCCTACGCTGTTATAAACAGGAATATGTTTCATTTTATGACTGAATCACAAGTGTTCCAGTCTGCCGCAGAAGCTCTTGGTCAAGAGATTGATATTTATGAATTTGAGGATGAGGACTCTCGTGCATCTTATCGAATCCTGTTGAAAGATAATACTGGTAAAGTTTCGGTTATCTACTTTAAATAAAAATATTGACTTTTCTGGCTAACTATGGTATAATATTTATAGTGGTTAAGAGATAAACCTTTTAACCACTCCCTATGGGGGATTGGCGTAATTGGCAGCCGCATGAGACTTAAAATCTCAGGGTAGAAATACCGTACCGGTTCGAGTCCGGTATCCCCTACCATAATTTTGGTGGAAAATTTTAGAGTTGCTAATCCACCATTTCACTTATAATTAGAGGTGAGATAATGGCAGCTTTAAGTCAAGAAGAAGTTTTATTACGTATTAAAGCAAAGTATGGAGATAAATATACTATGCTTGAACCGTATAAAAATCGACGAGAAAAAGTAAAATTTAGGTGTAATATTCATAATATTGAATTTTATGCAACGGGAGAAACTTATTTACGCTCAGACCGGTCTTTTGATATTTGTCCTCTGTGTAAAAAAGAAGCAAAGTTTTCTAAAGATTTGAATGTAGAATGTGCTTATTGTGGAATTAAATTTCACAAAAGTGATAGCCAAATTCAAAATTCAAAGAGTGGTCTTCATTTTTGTTGTAGAGAGCATAAAGATTTAGCTCAAAGATTAGAGTCAAATATGACTCAAATATGGCCAAATCATTATGGAAAACAATCGGATTATAGAGAATTAGCTTTTAGAAATTTTGAGCACAAATGTTGTGTCTGTGGTTGGGATGAGGACAAACGAATCTTAGAAGTCCATCATAAAGACAGCGACAGAGAGAATAACATTTTAAAAAATTTGTGTATATTATGTCCAAACTGTCACAGGAAAATAACTTTAGGTTATTATATCTTAACTGAGGATTATACTTTAATTAAAGTATAATCCTAATATGGGGAATTAGCTCATTTAGAAGAGCATCCGCCTTGCACGCGGAAGGTGAGCGGAGCATAGCCGCTATTCTCCACCAGAGAGTTTTTGATAGTTATTCTCGTGAAAAAATAACTACCCAGTACTAGTCACCTGGGCGTTTCATTGGAAGTTCCCTTTTCGTTAAGATGGAAACTTCTCGGCTCTTGCACGCTCTTCAAAGAAGAGTAAACCCTTGCCAAAATAGGGAGATAGGATTTGCCTGTTACCTATCTATACTTATCCCCTTCGTTCAAAGGAGAGGATACTGGTCTACGAAACCAGAGATAGAAGTTCAAGTCTTCTAGGGGATGCCAATTATAGGAGGGAGATAATGGATAATGAAGTAAAACATATTGTTGAATTTGGCGAAAAGACATTATCTACTCTCGCCGCATTAACTCAAGCGTTAAAAGAAAATAATGAGCTTTTAAAAGCAGGTAATCCAGATGAATTTGCAAGAGAAGTATGTGCAAATATCTATGCAGATATGTTAATTGAATCTCTTTTTCCGGAAGGATATGTTAGACCTTTATAATATGCTGCGGTAGCCCAATGGCAGGAGGCGCTAGTCTTAGGAACTAGTCAGTGTGGGTTCGAATCCCACCCGCAGTACCAATCGCCGCATGGGTGTTGCAGGGGCGTTCAATAAATTCTTGCAGTCATCAGATATATCCCGATAGTTTAATATTAAAATACCGGTCTCCAAAACCGTGAGTTCTTCGTGAAAGTCGAAGTCGGGGTGCCAATTTTTTAGAGAGAAAATTAAATATTCTACTTATTGGTACGCATCGGTCCCATAGTGGTTGATTGGAACGGTCTTGTAAGCCGTCGGCTCTGCCCACGTCAGTTCGAATCTGACCCGATGCTCCATATTTGCTGATGTAGCTCAATTGGTAGAGCAGTTCACTAGTAATGAACAGGTTGCAGAATCGTCCTCTGTCATCAGCTCCATTAGAGGATAACGGTTATCCCGCAGGTAAGTCGGTTCGATTCCGACAACGAGGAGTTCGACTCTCTGAGTCATGGTTAAAACCTGCTTAGATATTGGGATGTAGTCTAAAGGTAGGACAGCGGACTTTGACTCCGTATGTGTTGGTTCGATTCCAGCCATCCCAGCCAGGCTCTTTAGACCTTTTCGAGAATGAAGTAAAAGGCTTTGGCAGTCCGCGTGAAAGAAAACTGCCGAGAGGTCTACGCGGATATTTTAGGGAACTGACCACTCCCTTAAATATTGGGATATAGCTCAGTAGGTAGAGCACGGTGCTGATAACGCCGGCGTCAACAGTTCGATTCTGTTTATCCCAACCATTAGCTCGGAAAAGGGAATATATGCCCGAATCCCTATATGGTTAAGACATATATTCTATCGTCTGTGGAAACAAATTCCGTAAGGTTAGGCACGAAGTAAGAGATTTGAGCTTGCTTGATGGATGCCTGTAAAATTTTCTCGTGAGTGTGAAGTACCGCTACCAAACCAGCAAGCAAGGTGGAAAGCCTTGCACCGAGCGCAGTTTAATAAAATTATGGAGTTGAGAAAATGCCGTTAAAGAAAGGATATAGTCCAAAAACAATCGAAGAAAATATTAAAGAGCTTATTGCGGCAGGTTATCCTCCGAAACAGGCTCAAGCCATTGCACTTGAGGAAGCGAGAAAAGCTAAGAAAAGGGCAGGCAAATAAGCCTGTCTTTTATTATATACGCCAGTAGCTCAATAGGAAAGAGCAACTGCCTTCTAAGCAGTAGGTTTGCAGGTTCGAGTCCTGTCTGGCGTGCCAGTAACCGCACGGATGGCCATACTCCCAGAACGACGGTTCCGTCTAAAGTTGATAGTGATGACGAGGTGCGGTATATAAATGAATATGGGCCTCATGCCAGTGGTAGGAGTTTCATATGGCATATTATGGGTCGGTAGCTGAGATGGATTAGCGCGTGCCTGAAGAGCACGAGAGGCAGGTTCGATACCTTGCCCGGCCCACCATTTATTTATCTTGACTTTTCTTCTTTAGTATGCTATAATAAATATAGAAAGTTAAAGGAGGAAAGGAGTATGTTTTGGTTTGGAGTATTAGTTGGATTACTTATTGGTTCACCAGTATTTTGTTTTCTACTCGCTCTGCTAACATCCAGCAAGAAAGCTGATGAACAAATGGAAGAGTATGAAAGGATGAATAAAAATGTTGCAAGTGAATGAGTTTGTAAATCTCAATGATAAAATTGAAGATAAAATTGCTCAAATTGAGCAGAAAAATCGCCGTTTCTTTACAGAGAAAGAAAGAAGAATTGCTTATGAAATGTTCTTGAGTGGGTTCTTTTTTAGCCAACAATGGAATGGAAATGAGTTTACTATTAAGTAAACTCCGCTATGAGCGTGTAACTCAGTTGGTAGAGTACGAAACCTTTAATTTCGGAGTCGAGAGTTCAAATCTCTCCACGCTCACCATCTTGGAACCAAGTCTAGTGAAGGTTGCTATATCCAACGCTTTTGCTCGATGTGGGCTTGACTATACTAAATGCGCAGTTAGCGAAGTGGTCTAACGCCGGCGGCTGCAACCCGTTCGTTCACAGGTTCGAATCCTGTACTGCGCTCCACTTTTTTCTCGTTTTTGACGAAAAAACAGCGGTCGCGGACTCTCGTTAGTAGTCCTTTGGTAAGGCGAGAGATATTAGAATAACGGAATTTAATTATTTTCGGTAATTTGGTTGGTAATCATTTCCTTACAAATGAGATGTAGCCGTTAGCAGCAGAGTAATCTGTATCAACTGGATTATTTGGTAGCCGTCACCGTCGGAGGAGTGAGGCGAGGACTGAAGGTGTGGACATTGTCGAGCAACGCAGGGCGTCTTGAGCAATGGGTATCTTCTTCGGTTGGTGACAAATACTGGGCATTAGCTCAACGGTTAGAGCACTCGCCTTATAAGCGAGCGACCCCAGCTCGTCTCTGGGATGCCCTACCATCAGACAGCCCGTTAGTCTTTAAATGGCGGGACACCTAGCAGAAAGCACTGGCGTGCAGTTACCCCTCATAAGGGTAATTTGGTAGGGTCGGAACCTACTTCTGCTACCAACCCTTGGACTCAAAAACCGAGGTACTTATGCACCTGCGTCATCAGGTAGAGAAGTCATAAGGCATATACTGGGTATGACGGCCTAGTTTATATGTGGGAGAGTAACCCTAAAGGCAAGGGACTGGTCCTGAAAACCAGCAGTAACCGGAAACGGCGTGGGATTTCGAGATTCCCCTCTCCCGCCAACCCCTTAGCAGGGTACTTGTTAATAGACTTTTGAGTAGTGGTTGCAAACGCAAAAGAAAGTTCAGTGGAACTCTGATAGCGCCTGGGTATATTCATCTTGGAAAACAAGCAAGATTGAATAGGCGGAGGGATTCGTCGCGCGATATAAGAGCTGCCTGCCAAAGTCGAATTTGCTAGTTATCCGCGACTTTAACCCTAAACTAGCCTCTGCGCCGTGAGTGAGGGCACATTCGTAATACTCACTTATTTTTTCTTAAGGAAGATGTTTTATGAGTATAGTTTTTACTTTGTTTGGCGCATTTACTTTCAATAATAAGGATGAAGCAATAAAGTTTGCAAAGAAAAATGGAATAACTTGGATTGATTATGGAGGTTGGGAATAATATGGAGAGTAAACCAGTAGGGTTGCTGGGGCCGCCTGCTAAGCGGTTCGTACTTTCGGGTATCTGTATCGTGCACAGTGCTCTCCGCCATCACCCTGATAGACGGCGAAATTGAAAAGTCTATCTTAGGGAGTAAAGTAGCCGTGCCCCTATGTTCTTATCTGTACAATAAGAACTAAAGCGTCCGGACGCACATGGTGAATCCTATTTGAGGTTTATAGTTTAACGATAGAACGCTTCGTTGTGGCCGAAGAAGTGATGGTTTGACTCCATCTATCCCTCCCATTTTATCTAAAGGTGAGTTAATGAAGAAGAATTTTCTAAAAAGATACGGGTTTTATTTAATAAGATGGCAATTATCTACGCCTATTTTAGCAGTAGCTTTAGTCTATTTAGCTTCGTTAGGAGAATTTTGGGCTACTGTCATTGCGAATTTAATAGGCGGATTGATTTTCTTCTGGATTGATAAACTTATCTTTAGAAAGAAATCTAAACTACCGAAATGGGAAATTCAGCAAGGCTCTTGTATAGACTGCGGCCGCGAGGACTTGGTTTATAGAATTGTTGAATGGGGTAAGTATGACAGAAGTGATGCTGAGCCACAATGGAGATGTAGAGATTGCTCTCTAAAGAAAATGGAAAATATTAGTCATTGAATATCTTGACTTTTTATGGGAAGTATGATATAATATTTATAGAAAGTTAAGAGAGGAGAATTTCTATGAAAGAAATAGGAATTAGTCTTACAATTCTGAGAACCATTTATGTTCCTGATGATTCTACCGAAGAAGAGATTGAAAGAGCTGTTGATAATGATATGGCTGAACTTTCCCTCGACAGGAATATTGTCAATGATGTTGAATGGGAAGTTATCGAATAATACGCGTCGATATACCGTATGTGGAAGCGGCGGTGACTGTAAATCACCTGCCTTTCGGCTCACCTGGTTCGACTCCAGGGCGGCGCACCACAGACTTAGGTTTTGGTCCATTCCACGGGAGTCTTTAAATAAACCGAGGCAAGCACTATTCGGGTTGGCGGACGCCGAAGTAAAATAAGCATCAACCGCCATTATATGGTTCCGTAGTTCAGCAACGAAGAACGCCAGTCTGTCACACTGGAGGTCGCGGGAGCAAAGCCCGCCGGAATCGCCAACCCCTTAGCAGGGTACTTGCTAATAGGTAACATAGTAGTGGTTGCAAACACGAAGCGTTGCTCAGTGAAACTCTGATAGCGCCTGGGTATATTTTTATTTGTGAAGCAAGCTAATAAAAATAGGAGAGTGAAATCTTCGCGCGATACAAGAACTGCCTGCCACATCGCGCTTTCGTCTAACTGGTAAGGATACAAGACTCTCAATCTTGTGATGCGAGTTCAATTCTCGCAAGCGTGACCATTTTAGAAAGGAGCTTTAATATGGAAAGAACTGTTTGTCCAAAATGTGGAGAAGCGAAAGTTGAAGTTCATACTCTCGGTGATGGGAAATTGGGTGCGTGGTGTTCTAATTGTTTAGCTGGCGTGCCGAGTAAAGACATTGGCGCGGCAGACTCAATCGAAGAGGTAATTAAGAAGTATGAGGAGTTTGAAGCTCTTTTAAATTCTGGAAAAATTAGATAAGTTTTTGCCAATTCTCACTTGTTTTAGGGTGAGAGTAATGAGAATTTCCAGAGATGAAGCAGGATTATGCCAGTTACTTGAATTTAATAATTCTGAGGAAGCTAAGGCTAGAATGTTCTATTATGAACTTATGGAAAAGTATGGTAATTTATTATCAAGTTCAGAAATAGCTGACTTGGCAGAGATTATTTCCGAGGAACTTAAACATACTAGAATATTAGATGGTATGATTAGAAGAAGAACTGGTATAGTCGCAGAAAATTAAATAATGAGTAGGTATTGCATAAACATAGAGTTACTATTTTTGAAATAGTGGTAAACATTTATCCCATGTATAGTCTTTTTATTCCTTGCTAACAAGGCAAACCCCAGATAAGTCCGAGGTTACTAGAGCATAATCGGCTATAGAGCAATACCTACTTCATATAAATGCACCATTAGTTTAACGGTAAAACGTCTGACTTCCACTCAGAGGATAGGGTTTCGACTACCCTATGGTGCTCCATTTTGTAGCAAGTATTGAAATTTGAACTCAAAATTTTATACTTGCTACAAAACTTTATCACTTATATTTGAAGGTGATAAAATGATTGGAATTTATAAAATAACAAATAATATAAATGGGAAATATTATATCGGGCAGTCAATAGATATTGATAGAAGATGGTATGACCACAAATACAAAGCATTTAATAAAAATGATATTTCATATAACTCAGCAATTCACAGTGCTATGAGAAAATATGGATTAAAAAATTTTACTTTAAGTATTATTGAAGAGTGTCAAGAAGAGGATTTAGATAAAAAAGAAAGATATTGGATAAATCAATTAAATTCTTTAGTGCCTAACGGATATAATATTCTAGAGGGTGGGCAATTAAATCGGTCTTATGCTACTTTCTGTAAAAAATGCGGAAAACAAATTTCAAAATATTCTGAATATTGTTCTGATTGTAAAGCTTTTCACCAAAGAAAAGTAACTGAGAGACCTTCGGATTTGGAGTTAGCTAAACTAGTAAAAGAAAATGGTTTTGAAGGAACTGGAAGAATTTTTGGGGTTAGTGGAAACACCATTAAAAAATGGTGCCTGTCTTGTGGGATACCTTCTCTAAAGAAAGATTTAATATCTTGGTATAATAATAAAATGGGAATTGTGCAAGATAAAAAGTCTTTCAAAAGAAGGGTTGTTCAGATTGATAGTAAAACTAATCAAATATTAGGCGAATATGAAAGTGCTAATTCTGCCGCGAGAGCTTTAGGAAAAGAAAAAGGAAATCATATTTCAGAAGTTTGTAATGGAAAATTAAAACAAGCCTATGGTTTTTTATGGAAATATAAAGAATAAATAAAAGGCGGTGAAGCTAATGAGGAAGGTAGATGATTACTAAATACTTTAATAAGGAGGTATTTAGTAATGTATAAAACTTTTGATAAGTCAACCGAATATTATTGTCTTGATGTTTATACTAATAAGTATTGGAAAATTGGAGATAAGGCAAAGCTGATTGAATATTGTTTTCGCAATATCCATAATAAGTTTTATCGGGTTAGTATGAATGGTAAAGACACCTATGCAGAAATTACTTGGGATTTTGAAGGAAAAGAGTGCAATGTAGAACATTTTACTCGCAGATATATATTTTTTGATGGTCTAAATCGTATAGTCGATGTTCGCCAATTTGAAGAAGAAATTTCTCGTTTCGTTTATCCAAAAAGAAAATTTCGCACTTTTTATCTCTGGCGCCACGAAAAAACTCCTCTTCCCGAATTTAGAGGAGGACCTGTCCCTGGTACTGGACATTGCCGTCATCGTTATTGCTGTTTGCGTAGAATGAGGACTACTCAAGAGCGTAAACTAAATAGTGACCCCGAAGTATATGAGTATGTTCGACCCGCGCGCCGTAACCATAATCTTCCCAATCTTTATGATGATATTTGGAGAGATTATTCTAAATCTTGGAAAGATTGTACTAAAAAGCGCAGACAATGGATGTGAATTTTGAATAAAGTCAGGTTTTTAAATAGCTTGACTTTTTTCTATTCTTATGATATAATATAAGTATAGAAAGGAGAGAAAAAGGAGTAATTATGTATTGTTATGTCGTTTGTAGGTTTTTAAAAGATTTATCTCTTGGAGCTAAACCTTATGTTTACGAAGTAAGAAAAGAGCTTTTTGACAAGGTAAAAATTGGTTATCACTACAAAATCAAAAATAGCAACGGGTATTCTTACCAAGATGCTTTTGTTGAAGTAACTGGAAAGTATAGAACAGCTCGTCCGCAGAAAATTAAAAGTGATTACCTTGTTGATGAAGAGGATGCGAAATTTGATAGCCTGCCAATCAAAGAATTGGTTGTAATGGAAGAAGCAGGAAAAAGATTTTGTGCCAATGAAATGCAGAGTTTTATTTCTGAGGACCCAAATAGAAGTTCTCGTACTCCAATCTCTTTTAAGGGAGATAGATATTCAGATGTAGAGTCCTTGTATAAGGTTGTTAAAAAGAATATTGAAATAGCGAAAATTACAATTCATCCCGAATATCAGATGGGATTTGATTTAGCTATTGCTGACTCAAACAATACTGTCGGTAACTGTATTACTACTCCGTATTTAACAATCAACGGAGATGGGTTGACTTTTACAACGGATAGTTCTATGTTGAGTGATTGCGGGAAAGAAATTTTTGGAATTAAAGAAGATAAAAAGGAGAAAAAGACTATGAATAAGATTTTTGGAAATGTGGAGTTTGGTAAGTACACTGGCAGAGAAATCAAAATGTCTGTCAACGGTCTGGCTTATCTTGCCGAGAATGGTAAGTATGTTGCTTATGATAAGAGCAAGTTGACTCTTACCGATGTTACCGACTTCGTTTTCGATATGGAGGGCTTGCTGTATCTGCTTCCTGTTGCAATCAAGGATATCCAAGTCGGTGATATTATCAAGCATGGCGGTGCGTATGTCATTGTAAAGGATATCGCAGGCGGCAATTTCCTTGAAGTTATTGAACCTTGCACCAATGAAGTCAAGACTATTATGCCTCTCCGAAATATTTTCGGTTTTGATTTCTATACTAAGGTTGTATCTCTGATGGGAGAAGGAGCTTTTGGTACAATCGACGAGAGTAATCCTTTTGGAAATATGCTGCCTTTCTTCCTGATGATGGGAGATAAAAACACCGATGGCTTCGACGCCAAGACTTTTATGCTGATGAATATGTTTGGTGGCGGCGTGATGGATTTCAATAGTAATCCTTATCTTATGATGATGTTGTTTGATAATAAGGGAGATATGGGAGACATTCTTCCTCTTATGATGGTCGCTAACGGCGGTTTCAAGTTCGGTGAGAAAGCTTGTGGCTGCGACTATGAGAAAAACAAGGAAGATTAAAAGTCATAAATATTGACTTTTTTACTCTTCTTTGATATAATAAATATAGAAAATAACGAAGGAGATTTTTATGGGAAAGAAATTTGATTCGACGGAGTATCTTATCCACTGTGCTAAGAAGGATGAAGAGAACCAGAGTAAGATTCGCTACTACATTGACGAGGAAAAGCAGACAATTGTAGCGGTTATGGATGACTGCGCCTATGATGCTATTGATGTTCTTGCAAAGATGGGTATTTGCAGTATCACCCATGACAGCTATAACCTCAATAAGTTTATGATGAATCCTATTTATCGAGGTAAGGCAAAGTGCGCTCTTGTGGATGAGTGGGATGAGGAAGAGGGTATGCGAATTGCTCGCAATCGTATGCTCGAAAACTACTACCGTGGGCGCGCGACAGCTATGATGCGTGCGGAAACAGCTCTCCAGAGTATCCTGGAAGAACTCGGCAGTCGAATTGATTATACAGATACCAGATACGAAAAGGCATTTCATTACGAGCTGTAAATATTGACTTTCTAAGAAAAGTGTGATATAATATTTATAGAAAGTTAAGAAAGGGACAGAAAAACTCAATAAGGTTCGGAAGTCGTAAATATTGACTTTTAAGAAAAAGTGTGGTATAATAATTATAGTGAAAGAGAGGAAAATCCTCTTTCAAAATAAACAAAATTTTATGAGTGAAAGGATTAGGTGTTAATTATGGCTGAGAAAATGAGTGTTAAAGACCAGGCTATTGTTCGTTCCCATTTGTATGAGGTTGCTCTGAACGCGATTGTTCAGGATGGCAAGGAGACTGAGGTTATCGCAGACGGCGCTTTGATTCATCTTGGTGATGGTCAGTTTGCGAAGCTGAAGATTTCTGTATGTAATGCAACCAAGTTTGACCTCGATGCTACTCGTGCAGATTACATGGAGAAGCTGGCTAAGCAGGCGGAGTTGGCCAGGAAACGTGCTGAGGCCGCGGCCGAAAAGGAACGTAAGGCCGCCGAGCGTGAAGCTGCTAAGGCTGCAAAGGAAGCTGCTAAGGCAGAGTAAAATTGTTTGCTTTCGTTTATTTGAAGCTACTGCGAGCCGTAAGTGAGGGCTTTGTACTCACTTCTATATTGCAGACAAGTGGTCAAGTGACCATTCCAGAGTCATTATCTGGAGAGCCGCGAGCGTTACGCGGGTCTGCACCCATATGGCGGGAATGGAGAAAAAGTGTCTCGCGAGGGTCATTACCTCGAAATCGGCAACAGCGTTAGTTGCTCCCGCAACCAAGGAAAGCAAATTCCTGCGTAGATGAAAACGCTTTCAATGTGCGGTTAGCTGACCTTAAAGCTATCTTATAATAAAGAAAGAAAGAGGTACTAACTATGACTATCGTAAATTCTTTTGAGGCTCTCGGCGCAGCGCTTGGAATTAAGAAGCGCACTCCGCAGAAAGATTGGGCGGCTCCTCGTCAGGAGAAGTTCCTCAGATGCCCAAAGTGTGGCAATCGTATGACTCGCCATGCTGGAACTAATCTTCTTACCTGCGATAATTTCGTTGAAACTAAAGGTTTTAACGAGGACGGCGCGGAGTACACCAAGAAAGAACCTTGTGGGTTCACTCGTCTGCTTGATGCAGAAAGCGTAAGTTACGCTGAGTACCTTTTCTCTTAAAGTCAGCTCCTGGTGAGCTTACTTATAAAATCTAGTTAATGGAGGAGATTTCAAATGTTTTGCAAATCGTATTCCAATGGTTCGGAGGATAATCCGCCTAACTAGAACTGTCAAGAAAGATTCGCCCACGCTTATTTAGTGTTGACATAAAACTACAATAAGGTCAGAGAGTTTGACTCCGCTCCGGTGGAAGAAAGGAGTCTCTTATACAGGATGTGGTGTAATGGTAGCATCCGACATTTGGGATGTCGGGGAGTGGTTCGAGTCCAACATCTTGTACCATAAGAGGTTTCGTCTAAAGGGCAAGGACGGCTGCATTTATAAAGCAGAGAACGGTGGTTCGAGTCCACTAACCTCTTAGAGTTAGAATTAAATAAAGTGTCAGTCCTTGGGATATTTCTTGTCTGGCCGCGACTTAATATTTATTAGATATAGATATTAAAAAGTTAATGAAAAATATTAAGTCGTAGAAAGAAAATATCTGGCTACTTACTAAGCCGTGTAGTAAGTCCTGTCTTCGGGGTTAGAGAGACGCAATGCGGGTGCGATAATAATGGTCGTTTAGCTAGCGATTCTCCCGCATATATTCCTCAGTAGCTCAGTTCGGTAGAGCGCTCGTCTGTTAAACGAGTGGTCATTGGTTCAAGTCCAGTCTGAGGAGCCATTAGCTTATAGTAGCTAAATATATTTTTCATCATTACCTTGGCTTGCCGGAGCCTATCCGGTTCTCCTTTCGGTGGCGTAGTGGAACTGGTCAACACATCGCCCTTTCAAGGCGAAGATTCGGAGTTCAAGCCTCCGCGCCATCACCAAGTCAGCCCGTTAGACCTGAAATGGCGGGACACATGGGAGCTTCGTCTAAAGGATAAGGACAATACCCTCTCAAGGTATAAATGGCGAGTTCAAGTCTCCCAGCTCCTACCAGAGACAATAGCCTGTAGAACACCTACTACGAAAGTCATTATCTGTGCACGAGGTTATGGCTGGAGTTAGCAAGGCTTCTATGGTGAGTCGGGTGATTTCCGGTGCACACCTAACAAGTAGCGAAACCGGCGTTGGCATTAAAGAACCCTACGAGAGTGTGTGTTTCTAGGGCACCGCGGAGCCTCGAATGGAAGCGATTAAGAGTCTCTTAATCTCCATTTGTTTATATCGGACTCTTCCCTGCTATGCAGGGCGGTTAAGAGTCTGTTTAATATATATTAAAAGGAAAGGGATAGCATTTAATTATGCTGTCCTTTTTCCTTTATTGACAAAATTAAAATAGTGTGCTATAATAATTATAGAAAGTTAAGAAAGGAGTATTGATTTGGATAAACTTCTTTTTGAAATACCAGTATCGGTTGCAATAGAGAGAATCAGTCTCTCGCAATCAAGAAAGTTCTCTTATCTCTACAAAGGGGTAATGTATGAAATTTCTATTTCTGATACTGCCAAAACTGTAGCAAGAAATCCAAGATGTTGCTTTTGCGGCGCAGAGGCAACAAAAGCGTTCGTAGTTGAACAAGCAGGTGGATTTGGAATTAGGTTCTTTACTGAAAAAAATGGAGAGTTAATTCTTTTTACGAAAGACCATAAAATTCCGAAATCGAAGGGCGGCCGCAATAGACTTAATAACTATCAAACTTGTTGTGAAGTATGCAACAGATTAAAAGGAAATATTTCGAGAGATAATGAAGTATCAAAATGCGTTATTGAAATGAGAAAGAAAGTTTCTAATCAGAAAAATTATATCATAATATTAGAAGCTCAGAATAAACAATTAAAAAAGGATTTGGCTGATTTACAATCTATCAAAATCATAAAATTTTATCTTTTTTTAAGAAAATTCTTCACTTCATTTATTGACAAAGTTTCTAAAGTATGATATAATATTTATAGAAGATAAGGAAAGGAGATAAGAAAATGATTTATACTTTTCGTTTTAAAGTTAAGACTGATAGTTATGATGGTGAGGAAATTATTTCATTTGGTTTAACCTGGGGAGAAAGTTATGCTGATGCAATGAAACGAATTGAAGAATATTATGGCCCGACTCTTCTTAGTGTTGAAAAGTTGGCCATGATTGCTGATTCTGGCGTGGTTGAATTTCCTGATGGGACAGAAGATACTATTGATAAAATTGAAAAAGATTTTATTTGGTAGTGAAAATCTTGACTTTTTAATTTTAGTGTGATATAATAAATAAAGAAAGTTGAGAGATACGATTTTGGGTAAGTAAAGTCTGGTAAAACCCTTCCTTCGGATAAATTCCCAGACCGGTGCGAGTTAGAGGGTGAGTCATCGTTAGACCCTCCTCCAAGTGGCGGTGAACTTGGTCATGGTTGGAACGAAAACCTGTGCTGGTAGCCAAACAAAAGGCAGTAAGACAATAGCGAGAGGTAAGGGGAAAATAAGTCAAGAATAAGTCTAGATTCTTGCAACCCATAACTCTATGTGCGAGAGTGAGAGAATCTCGTCCAGCAAAACCGCCCATAGAGGCGGGATAGAAAGTATCGTAAATTAGGTGCAAACCGACACCATAAACGGTTGGGCGGGTTTGGGAAGGTTGACAGCAGTTAATTCCAGTAGCTGGCACTACTGGTGGCGCTGTGCCAGCAGCGTAACGAAGTAAGCCTCGGAAACTTACTTCCCTAATGTTTTTGGACTTGGAAGCTGGATGTATAAACTTCTCCGTATATCGAACATACGAAAAGTGTTCCGTTCGCCCAGCGAGACCGGCGTAAGCACCAGATGTATATACTTAGTCTGGGCAAGATAGTGGTAGAGGGTCGAGTCCTCGCAGGCTTTCCGAAAGGAGAGCAGGTAGCCATCGGGTAGGTTTACCACAGTTATCTTGTACCGATTTTATAATGACTAAGTTTTTGGTCGGTATATAAGAACAAAAAACTTGGCGCTAATGCGGCCATCGTAAGGTGACAGTTACAAGCCTGTTAAACGCAGAGTAGCTAAGAAAGAAACTTAATCAGTTCCTTTCCTTCCCTTCTCATCTGTCAAGAGAAATTACTCCAATTTCTCTTGACTTTTTCTTTTATTAGAGAGTTAAACTAAAAAATTTACATATTTTTAGACCAATAAATAAAGGAGGTTATCTAATGGAAGATTTATATAATTATTTGTTAAAAACACCAACTATAAATCCTAATGTGGCAGTTTCTTTAGCCATAGCAGACGCTAGTGATGATACCGCTGACGCAACTGCTACTGCTGATGATATTAAAGAAGGTAAAACTGCTTATATTGCTAGTGGAAAAGTTACTGGTACTTTTTATGGCGTTGATAGTTCTGACGCGACTGCCCTCGTTGGAGATATTATGCAAGGTAAAACAGCTTATGTCGGAAATAAAAAGATAGAAGGAACTTATGTTCCTCTTGATACTTCAGATGGAACTGCTGCCGCAAGTGATATTCTTAATGGAAAGACAGCCTATGTAAATGGAGCTAAAGTGACAGGAACTATTGCTTCTAAAACTGCTCAGACGTATACTCCAGGAACTTCTGTTCAAACTATTGCCGCAGGACAATATCTGGCGGGCGCGCAGACTATTGCAGCAGTTCCAACAGAAGAGAAAACTGTTACTCCAAGTTCTGAAATTCAAGAAGTTTTTCCTTCTATTGGTAAGTTTTTGTCAAAGGTAACTGTTAATGCCGCTCAGACGGGGATTACTCCTGATGAGACGATTCCTTCTGGCGAATACGGACTTGAAAATGCCAATAGCGGAGAAGGTAGCAACGATGTTGGATATAATTTCTTTGGAGCCGTAAATACAAATTCTAAATTTTATGAAGTTGGCTCTATTGTAGAGATGAATATTACTAACGAATTACTTGCTCAAGTAATTGGATTAACACCTGATAAAATCAAAGCGGGAGAAGTTATTTGCGGAATAGAAGGGACTTATACTGGCTCGGCCGCAGAATAATCAAGAGAGGCTTAATAGCCTCTCTTTTCTTATTGACAAATTTCAAAAAGTATGGTATAATTATTATAGAAAGTAAGAAAGGGGACAGAAATATGTGCCTAAAATTTAAAGAGAAAAAGCTAGTTTTTGAAACTCCTAATAAGATTTTTATTGTTGGGAGGGTTTTTGCTGATGGAGGATATGGTTCTGTGCTTGCTTATAAGACTATGATGAAGAAATCTATTGTTCATCGTTTTGGAAAGGAGAAATAAAAATGGGAGCAAGGTATACTGCGGGAAAGTATTCTAAACAAAAGGAAAGTGAGATTCGTTATAATATCTTGGCCGCGCTTCAAGAATTGGCTACTTTTAATGGAGTAGATATCAATACTATTAAAGAAACTGCTCCTTATAGCTTGGCTCTTAATGGGGTTACTACTCAGAAAATGGCGGCTGAACTAAAGAAGTTAATTGATAACGGAATGGTTGTCAAAGGGACAGTGCGCGGGCGCACAGTAAAATATATGCTTCGTCAAACTTATAAAGACCTTATCGAAGATGGTAAGCTAAGTGCAAGAGAATTCGGCTATGGTGATTATAGAGATATGCCGAAAGTAGAAGTTGAAGAAGAGGATGATGAAGCAGTAAGTGAAGCTGTCTGCGAAAGAATTAGATTGTGCGCAACGAGGAATAAATACGAAGAAATGTGGTGATTAAATGACTCAAATTAGAGTTATGAGTAGAAATAAAGCTATCCGGTATTCTTATAGTGACCATCCTCTTACTCTGATAATTTCCATTAGAGATGTTGGTCGCGCAATTCCTCATTTCCGTAAGGGAGACTTGATTGTTCACTATTTTGAATTTGATGATGTAGAAGAAGATAGTGTTCATGGTTTTCCCATTTCTATGGAGCAGGCGCAGAAGATTGCGGAAGTAATAAAATCTACTTCTGTTGATAATATTGTCGTTCATTGTGAAGCTGGAGTAAGTCGTTCTGCTGGTGTCGCTGCGGCGATTGGGATGTTTCTCAATAATGATGATAGCTTTATCTTTAATGATGGTAGGTATTGTCCTAATAATACTTGTTATCGTAAAGTAATGGAAGCCTTTGGATTAAAGAACGATGGCTCGGTGTTCGCGCAGAAGCTCGATACTAATTTAAAGGCTTGGAGAAAGTACAATGGATTGGAGGAATAGAAATGAGCTGGTTAGGCTTTTTAGTTGCTTTTATTGGAATAGGTTTAATAAGTCTTGGGGTTGTAAGGTATATGGAAGAAAAGAGAAATCAGGCTCTTTTAAACAGATTTGATAAATCTGAGTATACCGATTCTACTTTTGTGATTTATATTGGAGCTATCTATACCTTTATTGGTTTATTCTTTATGATAAAGGAGGTCTTGCTTAGGTGAAATTATATTTTGATAGTAATGTAAGCGAGCAAGATGCTCAAGCATTTCTAAGTGCAAATATTCTTAAAGTAGAAGCGTGGGTAAATGCTCATAGAAAAATAATTTCTTCTGTTGGTGCCTTTATAAGAAAAGACAATATTGTAATTTGCTTCTGCGGAGATGATAGTGATTGGTATGTTTTTGTGGTGTCGGCGCAAGGAAAGATAAATAATAAAGATGAAACTTTTGAGGAACTTATCAATAATAGCCGCCATATGCCAATAGAATATGACTGGCAAGATATCGAAGAAACAGAAATCCCTCAACCGCAGCCACCTCCCAATAATCCTTTTGACGGCTTTCCTTTTGGACCTGGCGAATATGTTGATTTTACGGTGTCGCCGCAGGAGGTTTATTATGAAGAAGAAAGTAATTAAAACTATTGAGCGTGGAGATTTTATTATTGAGCTTTATGAAGATTATACTATAAGAATATCTTACTTTGAGGAGTGTCATTATAAAGATGAAGTTACGCTATCTCTTTCAGAAGATTTTGAGATTATTTAAAAAGTCTTATCCAATGGTGATAGACTTAGAAAAGGAGTAAGTGAATGGATTTTAATGAGTTTATGGAATGTATAACAGCTAATTTGAATAGTGAGAAAGAGATAAATAAACTTCTTGTTGACCGTTATCCTTTTCTCCTACCAACAAATCGCTGGACAGGTAAAGTCGCAGATGATTATGATTTTTCTTATACCGAGCTTGATGCTATGGAAGATGGCTGGCGCGCAGCTTTCGGACTTCATATGTGTGAAGAGATAAAAGAAGAGCTGGATAAGATAGAGAATGAGCAGAGCCGTTCTTCTTATCGTATTATGCAGATAAAAGAAAAATATGGTTCTCTTCGCTGGTACACTAATTGGACTACTGATGGTCTTGAGAAAGTTATTGCCAAGTACGAAGCAGAGAGTTGTAGAACTTGCTGTAAATGTGGTGCGCCCGCAACAAAGATTTCTCTTGGTTGGATAAGTCCTTGGTGCGATGAATGCGCAGAACGAGTTAAGCAATGCGATGCACTTATGCCTATTGAAGAATATTTTAAGGAAGAAGAGGAGGAAGAGGAAGATGCCGAAGTTGAATAAAGAAGAGTTTTGTACTGCTATTGATGTTATCCACGATTACTGGGAGAAGATAGATAAGATTAACGATAATCTTGACGGCACTCTTTTAAGTGGAGAAAACTGCTTTACTCGAATTGTGGATAATTATGTTGATACTCTTTGCGCAGTTATGGGGGATACTTACGCGGATAATGACGATGACCCTTACCTTGTTCCCTGGATTATCTATTTCTGTTGGGAACTGGACTTTGGAAAGAACTATGCTTCGGGCGCAGTAGAGATAAACGGGAAGGAAGTCTCTCTTAGAACGCCAGAAGATTTGTATAATCTATTTTGTATTTTAGAGAAAGTAGAGGAGAAATAATTATGAACTATAAGAAAACTGATTATAGATGTGGGACTGCTATCGCAATAATTCTTGTTGCTATTGGATTGGCTTTCTTTATGAATTGGATTGGCTGGTTGCTTTGGGGCGCACTGGCTGTTGGAGTTTTTGGTCTGCCCGCACTCACTTATTGGCAGTTCTGGGGAATTACTATTCTTCTTCATATACTCTTCCCTGGCGGGTCTATTGTAAGAAAGTCAAGTTCTTCAGATTAACGGTTTAGCTGCACCAAAATTTTTTAGCAGAGAAACTATCTCGTCACTTCTTATCGTATTTGAGAGAGAAATACTAAGATAATATTAAGAAAATACTAATTATAATATTACTTATACTAATAAAATAGTATAAGTAATATTTTTTTATATATTACTATAATACTAATTATAATATTACTAATAATAAGAGTAGTATAAGGAGAATAATAGTAATTAGTATAAGGAATAGTATAAGGAAGATAATAAGGAATACTAATAAAAATACTAAGAATAGTATAATAATAAGTATAAGGAATAGTAAGAATAGTATAAGGAATAGTAGTAAAAGTAATAGTAGGAGTAGTAATAGGAATATACTAAATACTACTCTAATAACTATACTAATTAGTATCTTTACTACTATTACCTTATAAGTAGAGAACTAAGTAAACGAAGTTTACTTAGTTCTCGGTCGTAGAAACGGGGCATAGCAAAAATTTTCTCCCTCTCGATTTGCCCCTGAAACTTAGGAAATGGGATTTGGTGACTGCGCACACTATCTCGTCTAAGTCAATAGTTTCGCCTAAAAATATTTTTTATTTTACGATACTTTCGAATCTTAGTGGGCGCGCCGTCGCTTTACTTGACAAAAACCGAAAAGTGTGGTATAATATATATAGAAGGTAAGAAAAGAGATAAAAATATTTTAAGTATAATTAAAGGAGGCCAAACTTATGTTTGACGATTTTGATTTGCAGGTGAATGTTGAAGAAATCTCTGGATATGATGATGAAGCCGCCTTTGCTATTTGGTACCAAGAGGACTTTCACGACTACTGTGATGAAGTTCAAAGGCGCTCGCGCAGTTCTTACTACTCTAAAAACGATAGAGATTTCGACGAGATTTAAGTAAAAATACTACTAAGAAAGGATATTTCTTATGGAAATTAAGTTTAGTGGCAAAGAAAAGCAGTTTTATTACTCTATTTTGGAGAAATTTCAAGCAAAAAGGGATAAAAAGGGGCCAATTACTATCGGTTCTTTGAATTTCTCTTCATATTCTGACGAAAACTTCCGTATTTTCCACGGAGTAACAAAAATAGTCCTTGTTCCTAAGAATAAGGGTGCAAGATATGTGCTGAAGATACCAGTAGGGGATATTAACTACTGCGAGGGTGAAGTAGATGCCTATATGCGGGCAGAAGAATGCGAGATGGAGAAGTTCTTTGCTCCTACGGAGTTCTTTGATATGAGTATGGACTGCAAGGTCTATATCCAGCTCAGGACAAGGGCTAACCCCTATGATGAAGATGAAGAATATTGGTCAGATGGGGACTGGAGCGAGTTGACAGAGGACTCTGTTGAGGAAGCGACAGAGAATGGAATGAGCGAGCAGCTCATAAACGAGATTATCAACTGCTATGGCTCTGGAGAGGCGCAGGACTTTATTGACTTTTGTAATATGGAGCATCTTAACGATATCCATAGTGGAAACTTCGGCTTCTATAAGGGGCGCCCGGTAGTGTTTGACTATTCGGGGATAGGTGAGCAAGCGTGCCGTATGAGGGGTCTTATATAAATAATAGGGGGTAGGTTTAGTTTACCTACTCCCTATTTTTCTCTTTAGTTTCTCTAAAAATAAGTTTAGTCTCCAGAAATAAGAAGAAAGCGGGCTTACTGCCCGCTTTCCTTTTTAGCTTCTAAAGAAGCCAGATATTCTTTTCGTTTCTCTCTTTCTTTTTCTTCCAGCGCTTTCTTTTCTGCGGCTTTGGCTTCACGTGCGGCCTTATCCTTCAACGCTTTTGCGTCCCGGCGCCGCTTCTCCTCAGCTTTCTTCTCTTTCTCTTCAAGCAGCATTTCAAATTCCTCAATCTCATCATCGAGATTATAGTCTGCCTTATGGAGAGTAAATTTAATTGAGCCGTAGACAGGTTTCCCATCGATTTCGCCGCACTCAAAGGTAAGAGTAGCTAGGTTGCTGCCGGTGCGGAAGAACTCAACATCAGCATTATTAAAAATCTCTTCAATCCACTTTACTTTTTCTGCGGTAAGTGCCGCCCGTTGTGCTGTAATAGATGCCATATACATTACTCCTTTTACTCTTTAATTAGTTAATCTTTCTTTCTAAGCTCTTCAAACTTCTTTTGTCTTTCTTCGGCAATTCTTTTATTAGCAGCTTGCTTTGCGCGCTCAATCTCATACATCACAGTACTACACAAGAAACTATCATGAATATCTTTGCCTTGCTTCGATTGATAACTGAGACGTCGCGCCCATTTGTTAGATATTTTATCTAATTCCTCGATAAGAATATCAAAATCACTCATATTCTCACCTCTACTTAATGATATAGTGGTCTCCACTTCTCTCTGGTTTACTCCAAGCAGAGGGAACAGGGCACAGCTTGCAAGTCTTGACAGGGTCATAGAGCGGGCAGGCGCCACATTCCTTCTTTGGAGAACAGAAGTCGATAATTGTATTGATAGCTTCGGCAACGGAGTCTTCAATATACTTTTCGTCCATTATTTATCCTCCTTTTTCCTTTTCTATATATATTATAGCACACTTTTTGACTTTTGTCAATACTATTGACAGCGGGCGACTAAAAATTCGCTACGATTTTGCTAGTAGAGTATTAGTTCTGAAGAGTTGTTCCAGAGAGAAACAAATTAAACGAAATAAAAATAAAAATAGACTAATTTGAAATATAAAAATTTATCCTCGGAATAATTTTGACTTTCACTAGAGAAAGTGCGGGCGCAGCTCACTTCGATGCAGCTCACAAGCGGGTTTACCCAGCTCGCATCCCAGCTCATATAGACGCAGCTCGCAGCTCACAGCTCCTATTGACAAAGCCGGCCCTATTGACAAAAGTGGACTAGTGCGGTGCCGGCATAATCGACAGTGAAATTCTTGACTTTAACGCTTTAAAGTGCTAAAGTGCCGGCATAAATGAATGTGAAATTTTTAACAAAGCAAAATAAAAGAAAGGGCGGTTTAGCCGCCCTCTTCTGTTATGTCATTATATTCGCATGGTGCAACTGGAATATCCTCTGGGCAATGGCACTGTGGAAAATCATCATCCTCATCTTGCCACCAATAAAAGCAATCTTTACATTTCATATTATCAATTCCTTTTCTTATCTTTGATTCTATTATACTATTTTTATTCCTGTTTGTCAACCCCTATTTTAAATTTTTTCTTTGTTAATTTTTTAACAAGTGCCGGCATTTTAAATTCTTGACTTTTTTCCAATTTTTAAGTATAATATAAATATAAAGGATGTGATATGAATGGAAGAAGAGATTCTAAAAACCTTGCGCCGGATTGAAGAAAAACTCGACAATCAAAATTTTATTACTAATGAAAAAGGTGCACTAAGAAAATGCGATAATCTTGGGCGTGTTACTTTGCCTATTGCTATTCGTCGTAATTTAGATATTAACGAAGATACTTCGTTAAAAATTATCTGTGCCGGTGGTAAGATAATTATAGAAAAAGCCGAACAGTAATATTCTTTATGCGATATTTGCATACTGTAATATTATAATAGGGCGGCATAACTTTACAATAAAGGGAGAGCATTGCTCTCCCTTTACTTTTATCGTCCTTTCTGAATTAGTGTTTGGAGTTTCTTTTTCTCAATCTCCGCAAGTTTCTTTTCTTGCGCCTCGGCTACTTTCTTGCGGCGTTCTTTCTCCCTCTTGATAGCGGCGAGAAATTCCTCTTTATTCTGGATTTTTCTCTCCATTAAAATCAACTCCTTTTCCTTTTCTATTATAATTATACCACACTTTTCTCCTTTTGTCAAGCAATTTTTATAGAAACATATTCATTAAATTTTTCACAACGAGGAAGTTCATTCGGAAGTTTGAAATAGCAAAAACGGTCATTCTTATGCCAAGTAAAACCTTTTTGATTCCTCAAAATGGCCTTATTTAAATCTTCAAGATTATAAATATCGTTGATATTGTCACACTCTGCAATATAAAGAATCTTAACAAAAGAATATTTTTCTTTGTAGTCCCTGTCAGAAAATCTTGTTGCGCCCCTTTCAGAAGTACCAATCTTTAAATATCTGCGCCTTGAACCCTTTTCTTGCAGAAGAACATAATAGAAAATTCCGTTTTTGGTAGACTGTCTGCGGTATCTTCCTTGCGGTAAAAAAGTTTCTCTAACAATCATGATAAAACCTCTTTTCTTTATTTGCGGGAGCAGTCCTCCCTTACAACATCTTTATTATATCATCTTTAGACTTGTTTGTCAATACCTTTTTAAAAAATTTCTTCGTTAAGTTTTTAACAAGCGAGTGCCGGCACTTTAGTGATTTAAAGTGCTAAAGCGGAGAAATAAAAGAAAAGGGCGGGAGATTTTCTCCCGCCCGCCGATTATTCGGCGTCAGTTTTGGACTTCTTAGCCGCACGAGCAGCAGCCTTGCGCTCTTTTTCAGCGGCTTTCTCTGCGGCAGCCTGTGCCTTGATTTCCTTGTCAGCGAGCCAATCCGCACGAGCCCGTTCGGGATTGAACGCCTCGGTGGTCTTGGTGTCCTTATTGTTCTTTGCCGTATAAGTTACGACAGCGTAACGGAGTTCGCCGTCAACGGTGACAGGGATAGCGTAGGAAAAATCCCCGACCTGAATAGCGTCCTCGGGCAGAACGGTCAAAGCGACAGCGTTCTCTTTGATAGCGGTGTTCTTCTGAGCAGCAGTCATTTTGGTAGCCATGATAAACCTCTTTCTCCAACACTAACGCAGTTGGCTCTTTAAGATTTTTTTTTGTTCCCCTTTGGAACATCTTTATTATACCACACTTTGCTTGGTTTGTCAACCCCTTTTTTGAAATTTCTTTTGAAATCTCGAAGATTTCCTTGCCTTACTCTGTGTGGTGTGTTCCCCTTTGGAACACTTATATAATACCATATATTTATATTTTTGTCTATTGGTAAAACCACCAAATCGACAATAATATTTTTGTGCAAATCGCCGGCGTGCCGGCACTTTAATGATTTAGCGCAGTAAAGTAATAAAGTAAAAGAAAATCCGCCTTTCGGCGGACTCTCTGTTTACCCCATGCGGATAAAGTTCTTATCAAAAGCCCCACGCCAACCAAAATACTTGACCAACTTCAAACGGCGAAAAAATTCTTTCATAAATATACCCCTTTCTTTACTCCTATTATATCACATAACTTCGGGACTGTCAACCATATTTCCGAAAAGTTCTGCATAAAGTTTTGACTTCTGAAATTTTTTATATTCTTGCGTGGGAATACGCCAACAACTCCGATTTATCCGCATATCCATTTTTTTATGCTGTCTGATACACTTCAAAAGAATTTGCACTTCAATTCTTACATCATCAAGTCCTTTGTGTTCCTCGTCAAATTCTTTTTGACCTGTCATATATCTATATGCGATTTCTGCGGAAGTTTGGAAGTTTCCCGACGGTGTAACCCACCCATTTTCAAGAGCGACTTTCCAAAAAGTTTTCTGTGTGAAAAGCACTTGACAAGCCATATGCCAAATACAAAAAACTTTTGTGCCATAAGGAAAAAACCACCGATATTTTGATTTTGTGATATAACGCAAAGTGCGATTTAATCCGCCGTAATCAAAAGCCGCATTATAAGCGTAAACTTCTTTTACATTGTACTTTTCCATAACTTGACGAATAATTTTCCACGCTGTCATAAAAGTAACAACTTTATGTGCGCCCTCTTTAATACCGTTCAAATATTCTGGAATTTTCTTTGCATAATAGGCAGATTGCATGAGTTCTTTTTCACCAAAGAACATATCATAAATAACAAAAGAATGTTCCTCGTAAATATACCCCTTTTTATCAACAACCGCAAACCCTACATCATAAGACAAAGCGTCATCTGTGCTATTCAGTGTTTCAATATCTAGTACCATCATTTTTTTTCTGCGGTTCATCTGTTCCATTTTCTATACCTCATTTCTTTATTATCGGTGGGTACCTCTACCCCTTACCGACAAATATATAATACCATATTTAATCGAAAAAGTCAATATGTAATATTGCACAAATCAGCGCTGTTATTTTTGTATAATCTGCGCGGGTGCCGGCACTTTACCGCAGTAAAGCGGTAAAGCGATTTTCTTTATAAAGTTTTATCAATTTCAACAACAGAATATTTCACTTTCAACGGTTCAAGAATTTCTTTTACAACTATACTTTCGCCTTGTGTCTTGCTATAAATATCAATCAATTTAACACCCTCACCAACATAAACAACCGATTTAATATCTTTTGTTTTGAGTTTTTCGGTAATCATTCCACTATCAATACTATTCGGAATTGTTGCGGTAATTCTCCAAAGTTTATCTTTCCTACACTTGTCAAGAATAAAACGAGCGATATAAACGCCGATAATATTTGTTAATGCTGTTGTAATAAGCACAACCGCCATATCTTGACCTGAAACCAACTTCACAATACCGCTATAAAAAGTGTACGATACAGTATTGATAACCATAGACACAAACGGTGTTGACTTAACAGTTAAGATTGACCGCATAGTTCCCAAAACCACATTGATAAGATTGAGAACAAAAAATAGAGCGATAGACCAAACAAGCGGGTTTGTAAAAAATTCTTTCATTTTATTTCCTCTTTTCTTTTCCTTTACTGTACCTATATTATAGCAGATAAAATCGAGAATTGCAATAGTTAAAACGTCGAAAAAGCGGGTAACTTTTTAGTAATAATGCCGAAACTGCCGGCACTTCATCACTTTAAAGTGCTAAAGTGTTTGGATATGAGAAAAGGCGGATTTCTCCGCCTTTTCTTTTTGATTACTCCGCAGAGCGGGACTTCTTGGACTTCGCCTTGTCTGCCTTGGCTTTCGCTTTGGCTTCGGCTTCCGCCTGCTTGATAGCCTGTTCCGCTTCGTATTTCTCACGAGCAACGAACGGGTCGAACGCCTTTGAAACCTTGGTATCAGTGTACTGCTTGGTAGTCAGTTTGACCTCAACCCAGACTTCCTGTTCACCGATAGTCTGCGGAATATACGCAGTATTCCCGACCATTTCAGCGTTCAGTGCGGTCAGCGTGTCAGTCAGAGCAGACAGCACATTGATTTTCGCATTTGCCTTGATTTCAGCCGCAGTCATTTTCTTTTCGTTAGCCATAGTAAACCTCTTTCTCTCACACTATGCAGTGAGCGCAAGTTTTTGTTTTGGCTCCCTTTCGGGAACATCTTTATTATATCATAGAGTTGGCGATTTGTCAAGTAGTTTTTTCATTTTTTTTGAAATTTCTTTTTTGCAAACCGCTGTTCCCTTTGATACCGTTTTACTTCCCTTTCTGTATCTTTATTATATCATACTTTCAAGGGATTGTCAAGAGGTTTTCAAAACTTTTTTTAATTTTTTTGGTGGCTTTCGCTCTCCCTCTCAACATCTATATTATACTATATCTTGCCGATTTTGTCAACCCTTTTTTAAAAAGTTTTTTAAAATTTTTGCTTTAACGCTTTAACTCGCTAAAGCGGGTGCCGGCAAACTTTAATACTTTAACTTGTTAAAGTGCCGGCATTTGTTAAATTTTTAACAAGCGGGATAAAGAAAAAACCGATTGAAAATCAATCGGAAATTTCAGTCATAATGACGAAAAAGTTTGCGGGGCAATATTGCGGATTGGGTTCTAAGTTTTTGCAATTTACTTCGATAAAACTTGCAAGCACCCAAACAAGGGCGGCGGTTAGAATGGCGGTTATAGAATACTCGATAATCTTTTTAATTTTCATTTTTTACTCCTTTTCCGCAAGGGCAACAAGAGCATTTATAATATTCTCTGTTGCGTCAATCGCTTTTCTTTGTTTTTCAGTTACCCACATTTCCCGAACTTCTTTATTATCATCAACAAGCCACATTTCGGCGGCTCTCCGAGCGGGTGCATATTGTTTCGGTACTCCATATTCAAGGGCATAAAATTCGCTGATATAAGGCATATTTTTTTCTGCCCATTCTCTTTTCTCTTTGGTGCAGATTTCGCAGTATTCAAGGCTTGCGCCCATAGGCAACCAAGTTATAATACCTATCTGATACCCTTTAGCGATTAACCTCAAGCATACCTCTTTTAATTCGTCCATATTCACAAGGGCATTTCCCAAAGTAAAAGCGCCTTTTTCCTCATTCCTCAACATTTCAAGCCAATTTTCCATTCCATACAAGTCATATACAGTTCCGTCCATATCAAAGTAAATTTTTTTCATAGCTCAAATTTCCCCTTTCACTATACTAATTATATCATACCTTTTCTTGTTTGTCAAGTCCTTTTGCGTACTTAATAACTTTTTTATGCTCAAAACCATAAATTTTGATTAACTTATCAAGTCCTTTTTCTGTATAAATCTTTTTCATTTTAAGCCCTCCAATTCTTTTTTCAAGCGGATAATTTCGGCGTTCCATTTCCGGCTCTGCTCATAGTCGTCTGTTGTCCATCTGTCTTTCATCTGCAACATAAACTCCCAGTTTCCAAGCTGTTCAATTCTTTTTTTCAATCTCTGTTCTTGTCATTTTTATCGCTCCTTTTATCTTGTTTCTTTTTGTAGCTTGCTTGAGAGTTTACCTCTCAAGCAAGTTTTCAAAATACTGAATAACCTTTGTGTCTGCTCTGCGTATTCTTAACTTGTACTGATTTTTCCCGCTCTGCTTATCCATTGTCCACATATCTTGCAGGAACTCGGCAAACTCTTTTTTGTCCATTTCGTAAACTACCATTTCGCCGCTGATTTCGATACCATACAGGAATTTTTGACTTGCGACATTTTCCAGATATTCCGCAATGATTGACTGTCTGCTGTTTTCGCTCATATCATCACGCAGGATTTTTTCCGTCAAGCTAGCTTTTGCGCTCTTTACGCTGTAACCGATACCGTAGGCGTCAATGTCACTGCCCTCATTGTAGGCTATATGGTCTTTATGCCAAACTTGCCCGAACATTTTTTCTGTCAATACCATTTCGACAAACTCGCCCCGATTGACCGCACGACCATTGACTAAAAAGCTGCCGGATTTTTGTCCTTTGACAATTTCGTAACCGTTCAGAGAAACGACACTTTTTTTCATATTGAAAACCCCTTTTCTATCGGTTGTTTGCTTTATCATCTGTATATAGAATACCATATACGCAAGGGAATGTCAATCCTTTTTTCAAAAGTTTTTGAAAAAATAAATGTAAAACAAAAGCGTTATTTCTATATTTTTGTGCAATATGACAAGATAAACAAAAGCATAATATTGTATAAAATATTTTTCTTTTTATGTGCAATATGACGAAAAGGGAGGGAACGAATGTTCGCTGTCATATTGCACAAAAGAGGGGGTATAGGTTGTGAAATTTTGTGCAAAATGTCCTGAAATGCCGGCACCCCTCCAAACATTCTCGTAAAAATCGTAAAAATTGAATTTTTAAAATCGAAAATTAAAATTTTTAAAATTTCCACTATAAAAATTTTCGCCCTCTAAATTTTCGGAACTTGACTTTTTCCAATTCTTCGGATATAATAAAAATAGAAAATTCAAGAAAGCATAATAGGAGCGAAGTGAATGGTTCAACTTGATTTTAGCATACCTACTTCAGCAGGTCGCCGCGACTTTGTTAAGAAGTATATGGAAGATAATAAAGATAAAAGATTCTCTTCTGCTGACCTAGAAACTATTGCTAATTATATTCTTTATGGAAAAGATGAAGATACTGGAGAATCAGTAGTAGATAGGAAAGAAGTAGAAATAAAGACTAAGTATAATTCTTACGCAAAGAAAGCCCCAGAGTCCTTGGACGAACTTATGGAAAGTCCGACTTTTGACGAGCGCATTTTTGTTCGTGATAAGAATAGATATAAAACAATTAAACCGAAAATTGATAGAGAGAAAGATGCTGACGTACCTGGAATGGTGCAGCTTTGGGAATCAATAGATAGATTTCAGCATATTATTGACGCGAATACAGGGAAAATTGATGACCCCGCCGCACCAAAGCTAACTTCGGTAGAATTATATAAATGGAAGCATATGGTTATTGATTTAAGACGCCAGCAGTTTTACCTTCGTGATATGGTTAAGCCGACTATTTGTATGTTTGGGACTAATGCGAGAAAAGTTTACCAAATAGAGAGTAATAGCGATATTCCTTGGGACTTAGAAGGTTCTGATTTCTCTATTGCGCCCCTAGGTGTTCTTATCTCAGGAGACGAGAAATTCGTCAATCCAAAAGAATACAGAGGACCGAACTATGAATATAATAAAGAAGCTAAGTTTACGATAGATTTTAGAAACTATGAACATATTTACTATTTATTAGAGAATTATGAAGATTTGAGAATTAGTGCAACTAACAAACCAGAATCAACAATAGGATTTCTTTTAGATACTCTTGATTTTTATATTGAGAGAGCGAATTTAAGTGAGCCGAAAAAAATAATTTTAGAATATAAGAAAAATAAAGTTCAGAACGAAATTATCAGAAAAAGATTGGAAAAAGATTTTGGTCTTACCCACTCCGCCAACTATATTTCAACAATATGGAAACAAAAAATATGCAAGGAAATTGCGGAGGCCGCGCAGTTACATTATGATTACTATTTGAATAGAGAGAAGACTTTTGCTTGGAAGAAATGTAACCAATGCGGGAAAATTAAGTTAAAAGATACTAGAGAATTTATGAGAAAAAGTAGAAGTTCCGACGGATTAGCCAGCAGATGTAAAGAATGTGATAAGGCTAATCGTTTAAAGAATAAATAAAATTATAGTGCGGGCGCACCAAAGGAGTCTTTAATGAAGAGAGTTTTTATTAGTCAACCAATGAGAGATTTGAGCGACAAAGAAATATTAGAAGAAAGAGAAAGAATTGAAAATAAGTTAAAAGAAATTTTAAACGAGCCTTTTGAGATTATTGACTCCTTTTTTGAAAATACTCCTAGAAAAATCACTCCCCTCTGGTATTTAGGAAAATCAATAGAGAAGATGTCCTATGCGGATATCGTCTTTTTCGCAAAAGGATGGGAGAAGAATAGGGGATGCGTAATTGAACATAATTGCGCTGACCAGTATGGATATTACTATATTGAGGAGAAACAATCAAATGAAGTGTAAAGTAGATAATAAAAATGTTAATGCGGTTGAACTACAACTTGCTATGATGGAATTGGCTCTTGATGATTTTATTGGACTCGCGCAGATAGCACAAGTTAATATCTTTACAGAAGATAATAAAATAAGAACTGACTTCCCAGTAATTGAGAAAGAAATTGTTTCCTTTTACTGCGGCCTCTCTAAAACGGAGCGCAATAAATTTCTTAGAAGAGTTCGTCAAATTGCAAAATATAATAGAACACATAAATTAGAAGAATTTAAGGAAGAGGAAAATTCTTGAGTTTTCCTCTTTTTGTGTTACCTATAAATAAGGTGGTGATAATATGGCTAAACTAATGAAGGAGTGTACTAAATGCCATAATAGTTATACTTCCGACTGTTTTACGAAAGTAAAAAGTCCTTTTTTCTGCGACGGAACTTTGCCTATCTGCAATAAGTGTATAGAAAACTTTATTCTTATTAACGAGAATAACTTTGATTTCTTTGATAAACTTTGTCAATGGGCAGATATTCCTTTTCTCGCAGAAGAGTGGATGAAGCTGTATGAGTTTAATAAAGAGAAGACCTTTGATATTTATGCTAAAATGTATGCGGCTGGAAAGTATGGGAATGTTGATTGGAGCGATATTACTAAAAAATATCGTAGAATGGTACAAGATGGGAAATTAGAAAATGCTATTCCTGCTCTTCAAGAAGAGAAATTTCAGCAACTTAGAGAGAAATGGGGTCCTCAGTATGATACTGATGAACTTATTTATTTAGAAAATCTCTTCCAAGGGATTTTAAATACTCAGAATGTAGTTGGAGAAATTCAGGTTGATAATGCAAAGAAGCTATGTAAAATTTCGCTTTTAATTGATAATAAAATTAGAGCACAAGAAGAATTTAAGGATGAGCTTGCCTCTTATGAGAAATTAGTTAAAGTTGCAGATTTTACTCCTAAGAATGTTAAAAATGCAAATGATTTTAACTCCGTTGGAGAATTATTTGCTTTCTTAGAAAAGAGAGGTTGGATAAATAAATTCTATGACGGCGCCGAAAAGGATATTATTGATAATACAATGAAGAATATCCAGTTATATGTTAGAAATCTTTATGTTAATGAAACTGGTATTAGTGAAGAAATTGAAAGAAGAATTGAGGGCTTAAAAATCGCTCAAGAACTCGAAGACGAATATAATGCTCCTCAAGATGATTTGGATAAGTTTGAAGCTGCTGGCTACGACTTAGAAGAACAGTTCGAGGAGGAGATTGAATGATTGATGTTAGTAAAATAACAGAAGAAAGTGGAGTTCAAAAGTTTTTTAGAGATGGTATTGAACTGGATAAGGGGGTTATGCTTAGTGAAGAAAGAGTCATTGAGCATGAAGAGCTATATAAGAAATATTGTGAATTCTTCACCGCTTATCCCGATTTATTTATTGACTTAATAACTCCTGTTGACTCCAATTTTGAACTATTCTTCTACCAGAGGATTTTCTTGCGCGCCTGCCTGCGCTATCGCTATCATTATTGTGTAGCTCCTCGTGCGTTTTCTAAAACCTTTATTTCTATTTTAGCTATGATTTTGAAGTGTATCTTCCAACCAGGAAGCAAATGCTTTATTTGCGCGCCGAAGAAAGAACAGGGTGCGAAAATCGCAAAAGAAAAAGTAGAGGAAATTTTAGATTTATTCCCACTTCTTCGCAAAGAACTAATTAAAGATGATTATGTTTCTGGTAGCGACTACTTAAAAATGACTTTTAGAAATGGAAGTATTTTTGATGTTGTCGCGGCTCTAGACTCGACTCGTGGTGGTCGTCGTCATTTCGGTTTAGTAGATGAGGTTCGTGACCATGACGCAGATTTATTAAACGAAGTCGTCATCCCTTAAGACGTTAAAGAGGGGGCTTCTAGCTGTGAAGCTAGTCGAATAAGGTGGTGAACCCGTGATAAAGGGGTGTGCAGTTTACTGTGCTAACGGGGAAAGGAATAAACCCAATCCCGTGCCAAGCCCAATTTGGGGAAGGTGTAGAGACTAAAAGATTTAATCGAGAGGATGGATTTTATCACCATTCGTAGTGCCACCCAACTAATTGTTCTTAATTTCTTATATTTCCAGTTATGAACTTCCACTTATGAATGGAGGGATTATAATGTGGAAAAAAATTATTGATAATAATATAGAAACAAACTATAGTATTAGCGACAATGGTGAAGTAAGAAATGATAAGACAAATAAAATTTTGTCACAAAGAACACAACAAGGATATAGGCATGTTACTTTATCTATAAATAAAAAATCTAAAAGTTTTAGAGTCCATAGATTAGTAGCGATAGCATATATACCAAATCCAGAAAATAAACCTTATGTTAATCACATTGATGGATGTAGAAGTAATAATCTAGTTTCAAATTTGGAATGGTGTACTCCAGTGGAAAACACCAACCATGCAGTTGAAATCGGATTGATGAAGCCATCAAGAGAAAGAAGAGTAATTCAATATTCTTTAAATGGAGATAAAATTGAAGAATATAAAAGTATTATGGAAGCTTCAAGACAAACAAATTCTATTCCAGAAAAAATTGTTATGTGTTGTCAATTTTTAAGAACTCATCATAATCAATTTCAATGGAGATATAAAGAAGACGAAGTAGATAGATTACAAAAGATAGAACTTCCTATAAATACTAAAAAAAGAATTGCTCAAATAAATCCTAATAATAATGAAATAATAGCAATATATGAAAGTATGAGTGCCGCCGCGAGAGCAGTAAATGGAACTCAAAGTGCTATTAGCCATGTTATAAAAGGTGATAAACAGACTAAAACACATAAGGGTTTTGGATGGAAATTAGTTGATGAGATAGTCCATTAAATTGAAAGATTTAATACTCATGAATGTTAATAGAAGAACAAAAGCTAGATTAGTAAATCCAAATGAGCCTCACCAGGCTCAGTTCTACATGACATCTGCGGGACAGAGAAATTCTTTTGCTTATCAAAAACTAATCGAATGTTTCGAGAATGAGATTATCAATCCAAGAGCTTCTTTTGTTTGGGGTTGTGACTATCGAGTTCCTATGATGCACGGATTGCTTGATAAGACTTATCTTAATGAAATTAAGATGAGCGCGACTTATAAAGATGAATCTTTCGCTCGTGAGTATTTAGGTAAGTGGACTGGCGGCGGGAGCGATAGTTGGTTCGATTACGATAGGCTTCAAAAATATCGTCGAATTATCAATCCTGAAAACTCTCAAAAACTTAAAGGTGCAAGCAATATTTTCTACTTATTATCAGTAGACGTAGGAAGGATTACTTGTCAAACGGTTGTTTCAGTATTCAAAGTATTTCGTCATGAGAATGATTTTGAAATGAGTCTAGTTAATATGTATATTTTAGGTAAGACTGAACAAACAAAGCACTTCTCAATTCAAGCTCTTGACTTAAAGAAAATAATTGAGAGATTTGACCCGCAAGAAATAGTAATCGACGGAAATGGTCTTGGTGTTGGTCTTATGGACTATATGGTTCAAGAATCTTATGATTCTGCGACTAATCAATACTATCCGGCCTATTGTTCTAATAATAACGAAGATTATCGTCAATCTCTTTATCCTAAAGCTATTCCGAAAATTTATGTTATTAAAGCCAACTCTACTTTAGATAGTAAAATCCACGGAAATTGTTATGCTAAAGTTTATAGTGGTAAAGTTTCCTTCCTTGCGCGAGAGCAGGAAATTAAGAATAGATTATTAGAAACTAAAAAAGGACAAAAAATGAAGATTGAACAAAGAGTAGCAAGAGTCCTTCCACACGAACTTACTACCAGACTTTTTGAAGAGATGGCAAACTTTAAACTTAAACCAACCGGAAACGGTACGGATATTAAGTTAGAGAAGATAAATGCTCGAACTTTAAGCGATAAATTTAGCTCCTTTGAATATGGATTATGGAGAATTAAAGAAATCGAAGACGAGTACTTTAAGAAGCGCCGTCGAAAAGGTGGAAGAAATAGGAAACTCGTATTTTTTACTCAAGGGGGTGAATAGATGAAAGAGAATAAAAAGAATTTTACGGTAGAAGACTTTAAGAAAAGCGTAGATGGTATGATTGCCACATCAGATAAATCATATGCCAGTGACACTTCTTTTAGAAGAGTTCCTGATTTAGTTACTTATTCTAAAGAAGAAGCAGAGCAAATTATTGCTACTGGTGAACCAGAAGAGCTAAAAGACCTTTCAGTTTCTTTCTTTTATTCTAGCGGCTTTTATAGACGCTTTATGCTTTACTATGCAACATTTCTTAAATATACTCCTGTAATTATCCCTCATATGAGTGGAAATCAAAAATCAATTACTGATAATAAGTATAGTAAAAGATATTTTGAGAGCTTAGAATTTCTTAATACTCTTAATTTTGAGAAACTATGCCAGACCTTTACTTTAAAAGTAATGGTTGAGGGCGCCTACTATGGTATTATGATGGATTATGGAGCAGATGGAGTAGGTATCCAAGATTTGCCTTTTGATTATTGTAGAACAAGATTTAAAACTCCTTCTGGTATTGATATTGTTGAAATAAATCTTGATTATTTTAACACAATAATAGATAAAAAGAAACGAGATGAATGTCTAGCAAGTTTTCCTAATGATGTTAAAAAAGCATATAATGCTTATAATAAGAACAGGAATGAAAGTAAATGGTATATGCTTGAACCTGGTGTGGGAATTCACTTCTGTTTATATGAAGAGCGTCCATTTATGCTAAATGTTATTCCAGCAATTATTGATTTTGACGAGTATAGGGAACTTGAAAAAGATAAGGATAAGCAAGAGCTAAAGAAAATTCTTATTCAAGAAATGCCCATCACTTCTGATGGAGAGTTAGTGTTTGACCCTGAGGAAGTTCAAGAGATGCATCGCGGTGTAGTAGGAATGTTAAAGAAAAACAAAGATATGGATGTTCTTACTAGCTTTGGTAAAGTAAATCTTGAAGATATGCAAGATGCTCGTTCGGTTATTACAAATAACTTAGAGAAAATCGAAAAAACTATTTATAGTGAAGCTGGAGTTAGTAAGCAAGTCTTCGCAGCCGATGGAAATTTATCTCTTGAAAAATCTATTCAAAATGATATGGCGCTGATGATGTATCTAGCTGGTTCTTATAGTATCTGGCTATCATATGTTTTAAATCAGCACTATGGAGACAACAAAATTAGTTTTACTGCAAAGATTCTTCCTGTTAGTTATTATAATAATGACGAATATATTAGTAAAACTTTGAATATGGCGCAGTATGGATATAGTTTCTTAGTTCCATCTGTCGCGCTTGGTCTAAATCAATCAGAAATCACTGATATTAAGACTTTAGAGATTGAACTTCTTAAACTTGATGTTGAGCTTGTTCCTCTACAATCTTCTCATACTCAAAGTGATGGCGGCTCCAGCAATAAAAATGAAGAATCTGCAACTGGTGAAAAACCAAATAACGAGAAAGACCAAGATAAAAAGAGTGATAGAACTCTTGAAAATGAACAATCTAAAGACGGAGGTGGCAACTAATGGCAATGGAAGATATTAAAGAGATTAACCTTTCTATCCCTGTTACTGTTTTCGGAAAGCTAACTCCGTACAACGATGTAATTTCTAAAGCAAGGGTACGAATTTTTTATAAAGGTCTTAACCGAAATAACACTTATATATCGGATGAATTTGCAGAAAAATTACTCTCAACAATCAGCTATTCTCCGATATGTGGAATTTATGACGATGATGACTTTACCGACCACGGTGAAAATCGTAGTGTTGGAAAAGCATACGGAGTTGTTCCAGAGAATCCCAATATTACTTGGGAAAAACACATGGACAATGATGGCGTAGAAAGAGAATATGCCTGCGCAGATGTTCTTTTATGGACTGCACGCTATAAAGAAGCATCTGAAATTCCTGGCAAAGCACATTCTATGGAATTATACGATAAGTCTATCGCAGGAACTTGGAAGTATTCAAATGGAAGAAGATACTTTGAGTTTACGGATGGGTGCTTTATCGGACTGACTCCTCTAGGAGATGGAGTTGAACCGTGTTTTGAAGGTTCCGCTTTCTACACGCTCGCCACTTCATTAACTGAAATGGTGGAAGAATTAAAGAACTATACTAAATCACTCGAAAATAAACTAGAAGGAGGACAGGGAAAAATGACTATCAATTTCAAACTTTCTGATAGTGAAAAACATATGGCTATTTGGTCTTTACTAAATACCAATTTCACAGAAGAAGGAAATTATGAAATTCAGTATGATGTTTTAGACATTTATGACGATTATGCTTTAGTCTTTGATTATGACTCTCGTAGTTATTACAGAGTAAAATATACTAAAGATAATGAGAAAAATGAAGTTACTTTAGGCGACAGAGAAAAAACATATGTTATGGATGTCAGCGAGTCTGAATTAAATTCCCTAAAAGCTATTAAAGCTCTCAATGGTGACACTTATGAAAAAATTGATGAAGTGTTCAGCAATAAAATCGGAGAAGTAGAAACTTTAACCGCTACTATCGCTGATAAAGACTCAGCTATTGAGGAACTCAATGGAAAAGTTGGGGAGTTTGAAACTACTGTTGGTGAATTAAACACTAAAGTAGATACTCTAACCACTGAAAAAGCTACTTTAGAGACTGAAAAATCAGAACTTGAAGCAGCAAAAGGTGAATTAGAAACTTATAAAGCAAATGTAGAAAAAGCTGAAAAAGAGGCTGTAATTAAACAATACTCTGAAAGATTAGATGAAGCAGTTATTGCTGAATTTTCTGCTAAAATTGCAGATTATACTGTCGAAGATTTAAGCAAAGAGTTAGCTTTAAAACTTGTTGAATCAAATCCAAGCATTTTCTCAAAGAGTGGCACTCCTTTAATCCCTCAGAATTATGGTGATAAAGAAGACGCTGCATTAAGTCCTGCTGCAAGACTTCTAAAGAAACATAAAAATAGAAACAAAAATGGAGGAGAAGAATAATGGCTCTACAAAGATTTACTATCGACGGCTACGGCCAAATCGAACCTAATAATGTAACTTTCACACGCGATGGCAGAATCGAAGCCCAATGTGCTCTTGCTAGCGATGATTTCGTTGCAGAGAATGGTATGCTTTTAGCTGTTGACGTAGCTAACATGGTTGTTAAAGCACCTGGTGCTTCTGAGACACTTCCTATCGCAGTACACTATTCAACTGAAAAGATTTATAATCAGTTTACCCCTGGTTTAAAGAATTTCAAATTAACCAAAAAAGATGGTTATTATCCTAGAATGGGATATCTGACTATTGGTGATGTATTTACCACTAACTGCCTATGCTATGATACTACCGATTTTACTGACGACGCTGCTCTTAAGACTGCTCTTGCCTCAGTAAAAACTACTGCTCTTTACGGTGGTATTTCTACTACTGGCGCAATTAAGATTGGTAAAACAAAACCCACTGTCGGCCCTGTTCTAAAAGTAGCAAAAGCCACCACTATGCCTGATGGCCAGTTTGCTGTAGAATTCCAAGTACAGTAATTCTAATAAGGAGGTAAATTAAAATGGCTAGAAATATTGAAGAAATCAAGGATTTAGCTCGCCACGCTGTTAGAGGCACTGTGCCTGCTGATTTTACAGCTAGCAAAGAGGAAGTTAATGAAACTTTAAGAGAAGAGCTATCAGCCCTTGCTAAAGACTATAACACTTACAGACGTAATAAATACGATATTTTCGAGATTATCCAAGAAGCCGCTGACGAAATCATCCCCAATGAAGTTATTTCAACTATGGGTCAATTCGCAGAAGTTCGTCAGTTCCCAAATAACGTCAAACCTCAGTTCAAAGTAAAGAAAAACCGCGCTCGCGCAAAGAGATTTGTTACTCGCGCTGCTCAATCTGGTGTATATCGTGCATTTAGACTTGATACTGAGGTTGTTGATGTAAATACCTATGCAATCGGTACTGCTGCTTATATCGACTTTGAGAGATTTTTAAGCGGCGACGAAGATATGGCTGAAATGGCCTCTATCATCACCGAAAGCATCCAGGATTATATCTATGAGGATATTCAGAAAGCACTTCGTGCTACTATTAACGAAGTTAGCCGTCCTGCTGCTAACAAAATTACCACTAGCACTTTCGATGCTGACCAGTTCGCAAAACTCTGCGCTACTGTTAAAGCCTATGGTAATGGTGCTGTAATCTTTGCTCCGCCTGAGTTTGTCGCTGAAATGGGACCTCTTGCTGTTGCTGCTAATATTACTCCTAATGTTTCTGTAAAAGATATCGAGGATATTAGAACAAAAGGTTACATCGGTATCTTCCGCGGTTGCCCAATCGTACAGCTTCCTCAGTCCTTCACTGATGAGACCAATACTACTACTGTTATTGACCCTCAGATTGCTTACGTATTCCCAACCGGCGGCGAGAAAATTGTTAAGATTGCTTTCGAGGGCGACACCATCGTTAAGGATTGGGAGAATAGAGATAATTCTATGGAAATCCAAGCCTACAAAAAATATGGCGTAGCTATCATGAGCTATCATAACTGGGGCGTATATCGTAATACTGGTATTACTCAGACTTACGAAGGACCTGCCCTTTCCTAAGATAAAGCCCAATAATTAAACAAAAGAGGGGTGGGTAGATTATTCACCCACCCCTTTATATTTTGAGATAAAAGGAGAAGATAATAATGAACACAGACGGTAGAAAAGTTACAGTAAAAAGCATGGTAAATTATACGGTTGGTTTGAGTATTCCAGACCTTCGTTTTAAAAGAGAATTTACTAAAGAGGGAGAAACTAAAAGTATTGATTTTGATACTTTATTTGAGGGAGTAACTTCTCTTGGAGTAAGAACTCTTTTTGAAGAGGGGATTCTTTATATTGATAATCAGAAAGACCGTATTGACCTTGGTTTAGAAGAAGAGGGACAGCAAGAGAAATTTAAAATTCTCAATAGAGGACAAATTTTAAAACTCTTAAAAGTTGACCCGATTTCAAAATTAGAGGAAACTCTTAAAATGGTTCCTAGAGAGCAAATCAATAGAATTGCCGAAGTTGCTATTGAAGAGAAATTCACTGATTACGACAAATGCAATGTTATCAAAAAGGCTTGCGGAATTGATGTAATTTCGAGTGTTCAAAATCTGAGTGAAGAATAAGGAGGGATAAAATGACTCCTTATCAGGTTGTGTATGACGCTTTTCTTGCAAAAATAAAAGAGGACGATTGGTGTTGCGAAACAGATATTGAGATGATTCTCTGTGACTGGCGCGCAATCTTGGAAAGTGCGATTCCTTTCTTTAAATTTCCACGAGTATCTTTAAGAAGAGACGAACAGGGATTTATTGAGGATTTGGGGGATGATGAAGTTCAAATTCTTGCCAATTTAATGAAAGAGGAATGGCTTTCAAGAACAATTAACTCTTGGGAAAATGTAAAAGTAATGTATGATGAGAGAGATTTCTCTCAAGCTAACTTACTTGATAAGTTTATTAAGTTGCAAGTGAATGTTCAAGATAAGAATAGAAAACTTCAAAAGATGTATTCTCGTTCTATCCTTGATAAAGAAGATGGATTGAGAAAGCCTTTTGACTATACAAAATTCGCAGGCGGTGGTGATTAAGATGATAGAACAATTTGAATCTAATTATAATGACCACCTAGTAAAGAAAGAAGTTCATTCTGGTTATTTGAATAAAATGAAGAATAGACTTTTTGGTTTGCTGTGCGAAAAAGAGAAAAAAGGTGAATGGGAAAAATTCCTTGACACTATTCTAATTGAACTTATTGGTTTTCCAGATAGCTCGAAAAGTATCAACTATTATATGTTATTCTATAAAATTTCAAGTTTAAAATATCTTGATTATGTTTATTTTAGACGAACAATTTTTGAGTGCATGAATTTGGTTGATTCTTTAGATGTCCCAGGTGATGCTAATGGCGTACTTTGATAAAGTTTATCTAAAGAGAGTTAATAAATATGGAACCAATATTCAAGAAAGAATACAGAATAAGAAAATCCACGATTTTAGCATCGTTTTAAATAAATCTCCTAATAAAGTAACTATTTTTAAAGATTCTGAAACATATGATGGAATATTACAGAATAAGACAAATAGTGAAAAGGAAGTTGTGGATTATCTTCTTACTTATAAGAATATCCGATGGTCTGATGGAACAATATTAACAACAGAAGAAGTTGTTGATTTAAAAAGGAAGAAATGGCTTATATTTCATCTTGATGAATATGTTTCAATCGGTTATAATCGGTATCAAATTATCGAATTAGACAGAGATATTCAATGGATTGACGATGGAATTATTTATTCAGAATATGTGCATTTCACTGGTTCCGGTGCGAACCTTAGAGATAAATCCATCACAAGTAAATTTTCTATCCAATATGATGTTTCTGTTATGTATCTTCCTAATAAAATTTTAAATCTTGTGATGAAAACTAATCCTAAGATGAAGAAGGGAATTAGGATTTTAATTGGCAATGAAGTGTGGAAAGTTAGTGGAATAGATAAGATTAGTGTGCCTGGAGTTTCTTATGTTACTTTGGAAGAGGACTATATCGACGAACAAGATGATGTAGAAATCGCAAATGGGAGCAAACTTGCAGATTGGAGTATCCAATCAAGCATTGGAGATACAATTTCTCTTGTTAAAGGTGACAGCGCCCAAGTCAATTTTATTCTATACTATAACGATATTATTCGCGAAGAGCCTTATAAAGTTACTGTTAAAGACAGAATTATTGCTACTTATAGCAAAGGAGAATTTACCGGTCTGGCAGATGGAGAAACTATTTGTAAAGTATCTTTAATTAACTCTCCAGAAATTGAAAAAACTTTCACCATTAAAGTTTCAGATACCCAAGAAGAAAGTTTTACTATTATTGGGCCAGAGCGAGTAAAAGTTGAAGCTACTTTTGAATTTACTATCGTTGGAGACAAGGAAGGAGTTTCTTTTGAATCTCAATCTGGAAACTTTATTATTGAATCAATAGAAGAAAATATCATTACTATTCGAGGATGTAATATTGGAAAAGATAAGATTATTGCAAAGAAAGATTCTGCTATCCTTTTTGAAAAGAATGTAAATGTAGAAAGTATCTGGATGGAGGGATAAAATGGCTATGAGAAATTCTGAGGAGCTTGGGGTAAACTTATCAAAAGTTGCATTAAGATTAGTTAAAAATCAAAAGCTCTGCAAGTATATTATGTACACTGATGATAATCCACTTGATAATCCAGATTTTAAAGACCCCGTTAGGGAAGTTCTCCATAAGAACATTAAAATTGTTCCACAAGTAAATGTAGATAAGAATACAACTAGGAGTACGGTAATTATTACCTATGATTCTGCACCAGTTAATGAATCAAATACGGAATTTGATAATGTTAATTTAGTTATTATGGTCTATACTCCAATGAGAGAATGGCAATTAAACGATATAAATTTAAGACCGTTTCTAATTATTTCCGAAATCGAAAAGAGTTTAAAGGATAAAACTGTTGAGGGTGTTGGTAAATTGAAATATCATGGATGGGCTACCAAAGTCCTTACCGATACCTTTTCATGTTATCATATGATGTTTACAATCAATGCCTTTGACTGATTTATATTTAAAAGCTCTTTTCGGTGCGGCAGTTCCCATAGACGATATTTGCATGGTTTATCCTTTAACTGTGAAACAAATAATTGGAATGGGAGAAGATAAATATAGACAACAGCTTAATCTCTTAACTCTTACTTCTTATGACCTTTATGAGCATTATAAGAAGAAAGGAATTGAAGTTTCAGAAGATATTGATGTTTACGATAACTTAATGGATAGTTGTGAAAATGACGGCTACTTTTTGTTAGATATGCAAGAAGCGTTCCACACTTTTATTCGAGAGCAAGTGCAGATTTTATCCGACCTTAGAATAATTGTTATTGGGAACGGTATGGAAAAAAGAATTATGGACAAGAATAAGTTTTTTGTTTTTCAAAATATTCTAAGGATTCAAAACAGAATTCCTCCGATAGAAGAAATACCGGAAGACGAAAGTCCAATGCAGAGAAAGTTTAGATTGCGCCGAGAGCAAGTAAAACAAGCTAAAAAGCGACAAGCTGAAAAAGACTCTGATAAAGCAGTTTCTTTCCATGATTTAATTTCCTCATTGTGTGTTTATAACATCGGAATCGACTTGCAAAATGTTGGAGATTTGTCAATTTATGCTTTCCATGAACTTCTTGATAGAATTCAGGAAAAAGAAAAATACGATTTTGATATGCGCGCTATCTTAGCTGGCGCGGATGCAAAAAAAGTAAAACCCAAAAATTGGATAAGAAATTTAAGAGAATAATAGGAGGTCATTATAAATGGCAAACTTACTAGAACAATATGGTATTAAAGAAGTTGCTGATGTTACTATTTACGACCTTGAAACTGGTGCCCCTGTTCTGTTCTTAGATACTTTAAAAGTTTCTACTATTGAACAGACTGCTGAGCAGACTGAAGCTCGTGGTGGTAAAGGTAACCCACCTTTAATCATTTGGGACTATGGTAAGGAAATTACTATTACCCTAGAAGATGCTCTTTTCTCACCAGCTTCTATGGCTATTATGTTTGGTGATAAAGACGGTGCTGGCGCAGTTTCTACCGTAACTAGAATGAAGAAAGTAGCTTTAACTTCTGCTATCACTTCTATTCCTACTGGTAAAAAATATTTCAAAGGTGCTACAAGCGGTGTCGGTATGGTTACTGCAACTACTGCCGATTTAGTCGCTGGAGCTATTGTGTATGAAGAGGAAACTACTAGCCTTGGCGTAACTGGTACCAAGATTGAAATTACTGCTGAAAACTTTCCTGGAACTTATAAACTTGTCGGAGAGACTTTCGCAAGAAATAAGAAAACTGGTAAAGATGAGTACTTCCAGTTTGTTATTCCGCAAGCTAAAATGAGTTCTGAAAATACTATTACTCTTGAGGCGGAAGGAGACCCATCTGTATTCAATATGACTATGAGAGTTCTTCGTCCAGAAACTGGAGCTATGATGGAGTTAATTCAGTACAAATTAGGTAGCTGATAACAGCCACATTCGAGGGAGTCACTTATGTGGCTCCCTTATTTGATTTGGAGGAGATAAAATGGAAAGTTATTTCGGTATTAAAGAGTTATACGATGTCTCTTTAAAATGCACTTTTCCTATGGAGATAAACGGAAAACAATATGCTACAAATGAGTCTATAATTAAGTTTGATAGAATACAGCTTGCACCATTGGCAGAAAGCAAAACAAGAGTTTATGCTTCTGGAGGATATGGTAACGCACAGTTAATAAATTGGGAAAAAACTAATGAAGTTAGTTTTGTAATTAGCGAAGGAGTTATCTCAAAAATTGGACTTGCTATCTTATCTAACTCTCAATTAGCCGAGAAAAAAGTAGGAGAGATAATTCAAGTCCCATTCACAGAACAGCTTGAGACAGATGATTTGGGAAAAGCGGAGCTAAAATACGCTCCCTGCCAAGATGGAACATTTTTTATATATGACGCCGACAACGGCGCGCGGATTGAATATTATCATTTAGAGAATAATATTCTTGAATTAGAGAACTCGCCATATAAGAATATTTATGTTGACTATACATTCCCATATGAAGAAAAAGCAGAAGTGCTAACAGTCGGGAAGCGTTTAGTTGATGGATATTTAAAGTTAGATGGCAAATTGAGATTAAAGGATGATTTTGACGGACACGTAAAAACTGGAATTATTGAAATTCCTAGAGTAAAACTTATGTCTGACTTATCAATGAGGCTAGGTAGCGAAGCATCGCCCTATGTTTATAGGTTTCAAATTGTCGGGCTACCTGTCGGAGATAGAGGAAATCAATATGTCTGTAAAATTATCATGCTAGATAATGAGATAGATAGTGATTTATGATTAAGTCAGCATAGGCAATAATGCTTATGCTGACTATTTTTATAGGAGGTGCGCAATGGCTTTTATGATGGAAATTAGTGATACTGGTAGAGAAAATGTTGTATCACGAGGATATTTGCATAGTTCGACTTTTAATTTTAGAAACGCTGTTGCGATGTCTATGCCTAGTTCAAGATTTAATATGGATGAAGAGTATTATAGAAAAACAGAAAATAAAATGCTTGCGATAAAGCAAAGACTTGAAGCAAAAGAAAATGAATTTTATTTGATGTTTGGTATAAATACTGGGGACAACGCAAGAAACGCATTTGAATTTAATAAATTATTTAGTAAGAGTCTTCGTCGATATAAGGTCTTGAAGAAGATGAATACTGACGGTTTTTTAAAAATGAGTGATGGGAATTTAACTAATACTATACAGAAAGTTGTTACTAAATTTGAAAACACTTGTAAAGATAGAAGTATTGATATAGGTAGGATATTAAATCCAACTGACTTAAATAGTTTTATGGAAGAATCTTTAAAGGCTTTAAATGTCATTTATCCATTGTCGCTTGGAAAAAGACCAAATAAAAGAGCTTTAAAGAGAGCCTTTACAAAGAGCGGAAGAATAAATAAAACTATGGAGGTTCGTTTCGGAGAAATTTTTAGAAAAGAATTTCCTGATGAAGTAAGTAAAATTTCAGACCAATCTGCAAAAGAATTTTTAAATAATATGCTTCTTTATCTCCAGCCTGATGAAGAACTCGCAGCAGTAATTAAGAAAAGTTTTAATAAAGTGAAAAATAAATTAAATTTACAAGTAGTAGAGAGAAATAATAGAATAGGTATTTATGGAGAAATTCAAACTCAAGTTTTTATAGATTTACTACTTGACGCTATGGCCGACGAAGCTCCAAAATCTTTTTATGTTGGTAACTTATATGATTCAACAACAAAAAAACAATCACCAGTTGACTTTTTAATTGGCAAATACGGTATTCAAGTAAAAAATACCACAGAAGCCATTGAAAATTCTTCAGTTAAGCCTTTTTATGATGTTAAAGTTCAAAGTGATATTACTTTAAAGAATTTCATTTCTCGACTTCGAGGCGCGGACGCTGAAGAATTTAGATACTTGGTTAGTAATGTGATTTGGTTAAGAAATAATGGACTTGATGGACATGAAAGGTCTGATAAATTGAAATTTGATGAAATTCCAATGATTCTTGGATATATAAATAACATATTATCAACTTATTCAGAACAGTTGCTTCATACGGAAGCAAGTAAAATTATTGATAAAAATGGAAGAACAAAAGGAACTTCTTACGGAAACACTTTTTTTCTTCTAAAAGGAGAATACTTAATTCCAATTTCAGTTATGATAGATGGAATTATAAAAGCAATGAGATTGGAAAATCAAAAAGATAGTGTTGGAGTTGGATATTTTTATCGTGATGATTTGGGAGTAACTAATAAAAAAGGAGATTCTGTTCAATTAAATGCAGCTCCTAATTTGGAAAATGCTGTTTTAATTCATAAAACAAAGTTAGAAATTCTTGAAGCAATGGGAATGGATGGTAGTTTAAATCTTGACGCTTATGATTATAGTGGAGATTTACTTGATTATGGCTCAGGATTAACAGACCAATTAACTTCCGGAGTGAATATCAGAATAAAATATAAGTTTATTACCGAAAACTTAAATAAGATAAATAACAATATGAAGTTATGGTAGGAGGGAAATGAATGGCAACACAAAGAAAAGTTGAGTTTCAAGGCTCTTTTAATATACAAGAAATTCTGAGTGCGGTAGACGCCCTTCAAAATAGATTAGGTAAAATTCAGTTAGATGATTCTAGTGTCAGACGATTTGAAAAAACCTTTTCAGATTTAAGAAAGAGAGCGCAAGAAATTGATGCTGAAATAAAGCAAGGTTTTACAAACCCCTCTCAGATAAATACCTTTAATGGTCATTTACAGAAACTAGGACAACAGATGGAGATTTTAAGAGGAGAAATTGGTAGAATTGATACTAGCTTTGACAATCTTCAACTAAGTCCAAATCTTCAAAAGCAATTTGAGAATTTAAAAAATTCTGCAAATACCATGTTTGATGCTTACGAAAGCCAAATTGCTAATATTGAAAGTAAAATTTCTTCTTTCGCAGAAAAAAGTAATATCTCTTTTGGTTCAGAAGAAATTAGTGGATTAGCACAAGCTATTTCTTCTGAAGAAGAATTAGCAAGATTAAGACAAGATAAACAGGCTTCTCTTCAGCAAGAAAAAACTCAAATTGAAGCTAATATTAGCGCTGGAGAAGAAAGACTAAATCAAGCTCGTCAAGAACTTCAATTAGCACAACAGAATCAAGAGGTTATTTCTTCTCAATTAGTTGCTCAAAGGCAAAAAATTTCAGATATGAGAAAGAGTGGAGCAGACGATTCTGAAATTCAAAAAGAAGTTATTATTAGAAAACAATTAGAAAATCAAATTGATAAATCTGTTAGAGCTATTGGCGCAAAACAGAAAATGGAAGAAGAAGTTAATAAAGAATTGCAAGATGAGAGAAATAATTTAAAGAAAATTGAATCTTCTTTATCTAATATCCAAAAATTCTTCCAAGCTCTTTCTGGAGATAGCTCTGGACTCGATAATGACGCTGCGGCCGCAGCTAAAGAATTTGCAAGTTTAAACACTAAAGTTGCTCAATTAGAAAAAGAATTAAATCAAGCAAATGCAGAACTTCAAAAATTCAAAGATTTGCAAACTCAAAAGATAAAGACTGGATTAGAAAAATCTATTGATGATGTTGATAGATTAAAAACTGGGTTGGACAAAGCATCTGATTCAACGAAAGATATGTCAGATAGTCTTGCAAGTTTAAATAAACAAGACGAATTCTTTAATAATTTAAAAAATCGTGCAACGGCAGTATTTGGTTTAACAAATGCGTTTATCTATATGAACAGATTTATTAGAAAATCTGTTGACGCAATTAAAGAATTGGATGCTGCTTTTACTGAAATTGCTGTTGTTACAAATATGACAACTTCTCAATTATGGGAATCATTTGATACTTATAATGAGATGGCTCAGAAATTAGGAACAACAACCGTTGACGCTATCCAAACTTCTGCTCTTTACTACCAACAGGGTCTTGATACTGTTGAAGTTATGCAATTAACAGAAGAAACTATGAAGATGGCTCGTATCGCAGGGATGGATTATGCGGAAGCTACTGACCGTATGACTGCGGCTCTTCGTGGATTTAAACTTGAAATGAGCGAAGCAAGTAGAGTTAATGATGTTTTCTCTGCTCTTGCCGCTGAATCTGCTGTTGATACTGATGAGCTTTCTTACGCATTAACTAAAACAGCTTCAATCGCGCAATCTGCTGGTATGGAACTTGAAACTACTTCTGCTTTCTTATCACAGATGATTGAAACTACTCGTGAAGCTCCTGAAAATATTGGTACTGCTATGAAAACTATCATTGCAAGATTCCAAGAATTAAAGAGTGCTGTCGGAGATAGTGTTGAAATTGATGGTGAGTTAGTAGATGTCAACAAAGTTGATACTGCTTTAAAAACAGTTGGCGTTCAGTTAAGAGATAGTTTAACTGGACAGTTCAGAGATTTGGATGATGTATTCTTAGAGTTAGCTTCTAAATGGGATACTCTTGATAGAAATACTCAGCGTTATGTTGCTACTATTGCTGCTGGTTCAAGACAGCAATCTCGTTTTATTGCTATGATGGATAACTATGAGAGAACTCTTGAATTAGTTGATATTGCACAAAATAGTAATGGCGCCTCTGCTGCTCAATTCGCAAAAACATTAGATAGTTTAGAAGCTAAAATGAATAATATTCAGTCTAGCTTTGAGGAATTTATTGGTACTGTTGTTGATAGCGAATTTGTTAAAGATTTATTAGACGGGGCAAATACTGTTCTGCAAATGATAAATAATATTGCAGAAAAAGGTCCAGTTGCAATCGGCGTCTTTGGAACTTTCTTTATTGTGATGATAAAGAAAATTATTTCAAATACAATCGCTAGTGCTAAAATAGTTACTTCTGCTTTTTCTAGTGGATGGCAAAAAGTTACTGGAAATTATACAGCATCTATGAAAAAAGCAAATCAAGACTCTGTAAAAAGTCTTGAAGATGCAATTAGAAATAGCAATATTGCTCAAGTTCTTGCAACTCAAATCGAGAGAGGCATTAGAACTGGAGCGGCAGCAGGATTAAATGGAACATCCGCCCAAGTAACTGGTACTGCGGCCGGAGGTTCTCATGCGAAAGCACCTATTCTTGCTCAACCAGGTCAAAAGTTCAATCAAAAGTACCGTAATCAAATTGTGGCGAGACTTGAAAGTGGTCAATCAATTAGTCAAGAAGATAGAAAATTCTTAAAAGAAAATAATATTAACTTAGGTAAAAATAATCAAGAGCTTTTACAGAATGTTAAAAATTATAAAAGTGTTAATTCTGCTTTATCTAAATTTGGTCCAGCTTTAACTCAAGTTGGTTCTACTCTTGCTTCTTTTGGTACTATGTATATTATGGGAGACGCTGCAACTAAAGGGACTGCTGCTCTTACCGGCGCGACTACCGGAAGTATGGTTGGTAGTTTAGTTGGAACATTAGGTTATGCGATTCCTGGTGCAGGAATGGTATTAGGTCCATTATTCTCTGCTTTAGGCGGAACTCTTGGAGCTTTTATTGGAGAAGGAATAGGAGAAGGTCTTGATAAATCTAAATATGGAATTGGCTCAGAAGCATCAATTAAAAAATTCAAAGAAAATGCTTCAAAAGTTGCAGAAGAAACAAGTAAAGTAGTTGAGGAATCTGAAAATATAGTTACTCTTGGAGAAGAGTATATTAGCTTATCTGAAAAGATAAATTTAACCAATGAAGAAAAAGCTCGACTTACTGAACTAAATGATTTGCTCATAAGCCAATGGGATGGTCTTGAATATGTAAATACAACTGAGGGTGAAATTCGACAATTAAATATTGAAAGATTAAAAGAAGAAATAAAGTTAAAAAAGCAACTAATTGCCGAAAATAACGCAATGTCTAATTTCGCAAGTGCTCAATCCAATATTACAGAATTATCTAGGGCACAAACAGACATTGAAGATTCCGCAAGAAGTAGTTTTCTGGAAGAACTAAAATTTATTTCTGTTAATACTGTGGAAGAGGGGAAAGATTTACAACAAAATCTAACTTCTGCTTTAAAGGCATTTGAAAATACTGAAAATATCAATTTAGGAATTGATTTAACAGGTAAAACTAATTTCCAAAGTTCAGAATTGCAAAATTATGTTGATAAGTTATTAAAGGATTTATCAGCGAGAGGAAGATTAGAAGTTAATGAAGCTCCTATTAAAGACTTGCTTATTAACACTCTTGGCGTTGATGCCGGATTAGTAAATGAAGGATTTAAAGAATATATAGCTGCAATAAATGAAGGGAAAAACGCTTTAGAAAATGCTTTAAGCAATCTTGATGAAGACATTAGTTCTATTTTAGATGCTGAATTTACGAATATTAGCAAAGATTCTTTTGCTGCAAAAAATAAATCTCATTTGGGAGAATTATTAAAAATAGATAATCTTTTCCCAGATTTAAAACCAGAAGAAATAGCAGAAACAGATTATTCAGAAATCTACAATAAAAGAGTTTTAGAAGCAGAAGATTTTATTAAAAAGTTAAATGCTTTTAATTCAAAAGAACAGCAAGTCTTTTCAGATGCTTTATCTATGATTGGCTTATTTGATAAAGAGCAAATTATCTCTATGATAGAAGACTCTTTAGGAAAAGAAACTTCTAATGCTGTTAAAGCCTCATTCAGTAAAGTTTATGACGCAGAAGAGGAATCTTTATCTAAAAGCTGGGCTAATTTAATTGGAACGAATCAAAAATATATTGATGAATTAGCCAATAGCTTTGAAAAAGGTGGAGAACTTATTGCTACAAAGTTTGCTGGAACTGTTATGAAAATGGGGCAAAATATTCCAGTTTATATGCAATCTTTTTATAATGAATATACAAAAATCTTAGATAAATTTACAAATTATACAAAAGATGCTGAAGGAAATATTACTAATAGACAGTTCAAAAATAATGAAGCAAAAGAGGCTTTTTCTGAATATCTTGATAATGCGAATTTGGATAGCAGACAGATATATTTTGTTAATCAGATTGTGGAGTATATTGTTCATAATGGCATGATGAAAGATTTGTCGGTTCTTCAAGAATCTCCGTTTACAGATCAGGGAAGCATTGTGGATATTTTCACTGATATGTCAGTGTGGATGGGGATAAAAGGTGTACTTGATAAGATTAATGCAAACGCAGTGGCGTAAATAATTGATTTGTAAAAAGAGGTATAAAGATGCCAAAGTTTATTTCGGAATTTAAAGAAGGGGAGATTGTTGATTTCCCTACAAATAGGAAGTATGAGTTTGTTAGAGCATTGAAATCGGGAGGAACAGGAAAAACGATACTGATGCAGGATACAATGCTTAATAAGTTTTTTGTGTGTAAAAAGTATTCGCCAATGCAGAAACA